ATATTAAAGATTCTATAGCCTAATTCATTTAATGAAACGCTCATTTTAACTTAAATTTATATTCATATTGCAAAACTAATCCACTTCCCACAACATTATATCCTATTCCAAATTGGTGTTGATTAAATTGATAGCTAATAGTAGGAGCAACAAGTTGCTTACCTACTATAGCTCCAATACCAAGATTATTGTGGTCTTCAATAATACTTGTCTTTCTGTTGTTTAGAGAATATCCTTTGACTTCGTATAATCTGTTCTGAGTAACTTTAACCCTTATCCAATTTGTAATAGAAGAATCATTTCTTAAACTAATACTATCATATGATATTATTTTAAAATAATCTGTTAATATTTTAGCAGTATCTGTTGGTAAAAATACAGTATCATGTAACCATGTAATACTATCATATGGAATAGAATCTATTCTGTATATTAATGAATCATATGTAACTTTAACAGTATCTATTTTAATATCTCCAGGAATTGTTACAATAGTTTGCTTCAATAGGGTTCTTGTAAAAGATACATACATTAATATTGCTATAATTATTAAATAAATGATTCTTTCTGATTGTTTCATGCTACAAGTAATTTAATATCAGTTTCATCTTTACAAATCTTATTTAAAATATTAATAGCTTCTTGTGAATGTAGAATATCTTTTATTCCATCATTATTAATATCATCAACTAATCCACCAAGTAATATACATCCAGCAGTATTATTATAAAAATTTCCTGAATGTATAAGAATATAATCTCTATCTTTTACATCTTTAACATGGAATGTATTAGGGTGATCTTTACTATTCCAATGCTCAACATTATATGATCCTGTTGGAATACAAGATTCATTCTTTTTATTATTTAACCAAGGTCGTTCAAGAGTAACAAATCCACCTTCAAATTTACCATTCTTTAAAACAATACATGTTCCAATAACTTCTTTATTAGTGTATTTCTCCCTATAGACATTAATTTGTATCATCTTTTTTAAACTTTAGTAAACCAGCAGTTAATCCTTCAAGTAAACTATCTTTTGCAGCCATAAAGGTCCAGGCTAATAACCACATTGGTATTGCTTCCCAAATACTCATTTTATTAAACCATAAAAAAGCTAATCCAGCTAATCCTATAATTCCACCTATAATTGTAGTTAACCAACTACCTAATAATCTATTTTTCATATATTTTATATTTTAATCAGGAAATTCGTACCAAAAATTAGTTTCAAGAATATGGTTAAGTATTTGAACAAGATTCTCAATATCATCTTTGGATAATCCATTATCATCATCAGTAGGTGCTGTATCAACATCATACCTACTAAAATAACTTCTAATAGCTTCCACACAAATAGTTGCTACCTTAAACTTCCTAAGCTCCTGTTCTTTAACTTCAGTCAATAGTAAAGCATTTGCAACTTTATTTGCATAATCACAATAAGAATCTACTATACTATACTCAAATTCAGTCCTTGTTACTATCATCTTTTGGTTCTTTATCTTCTAATGTTTCCATATATATTTGATAAGCATATTGTGCGTAATTTAATGCTCCTTTATGTTGATTGATCTCAGCATACTTTTTTGCAATTGCATCTTTATTAAATTTAATGTCTTCTAACAATTGTTGATCAAATGTTAATTCTTTTTTTGTTTCATCTACCTTAGTTTCTGTTTTTTTAGTTGCCATATTGTTCTAATTTATTAGTTTAGACAAAAATATAATTAATGTATATAGTTTGCAAATAATATTTATATACTAAAAAGATATTAAACACTCCCCTAATTATTATTACACATATGTGCAACAACCTTTTGTTGTTAACGCTGCCCATGCGGTATTGTCGGTTACTTCTGGGATTACGGTTCCGTTTTTTAAGTGGGTACACTTCCAGTTTGCAGCCGTCCATACTTGGGTTCCAATTTTAACCGTCGGGTAAATGTTCCCATCGTAGTCGGTCATTGTTCCGGGGTCAGTTGAATCGTTTTTTATTAATCTAACAGATGCTCCATATTTTTTATTAACAGAAGATTGAATAAATGAATATTCAGAAGAAGTAGCTAACCAGTTTTGGGCAGTATTAATATCATTTTCGGTTATAGTATTTAATCTTCCATAAGTTTTAAAATTCTGAAATATTCCACTATTGTTACGTACTCCAGCCCCCAAAAAGCTAAATCCATAAGTATCAATAGAAGGATTTGGAGGATTCCAATGAACCGTCCCAACTTCTTTAAGTATATATCCAGCATTAGTGTCTCCACCAAGATATATAACTATTAAATCTATTAATTGATATGTTGTAGGAACAGACCATCCAGCAGGAGCAAAATTAGCATCACTAGCAGCATACCAATTGTAAAGTAGTCCATAACCTGGTTCAGATAACGCATCTTCCCCTAATTGTCTTATAAACGTTGTAGCTCTCATTATGCAAATGCTTTTCCTAAATTCCAAAAATAATTCGTACCATCATAATACCATCCTAATATATCTTTAGAACTTGCAGCAGTACTTAAAGTTAACGATCCACCTTCTGTCAAATGTCCACTTGGCAAGGCTAAAGTCCAACCACCAGTACCATTTTGAATCACTGTCAAAACACCGCTATCCCCAGCAGTAGCAGCAGTACTCCAAGTGAACGTAGTAACACTTTCTGTTAATGTAACTCGTGCATTATATCCAGAGGCTATATCCATTGTTAATGTGGATGTAGATTGAGTTAATGCTTGTGGAATTTGAGTATATGATTGTACATTTACCCCTAAAATTAATCCAAGAGAAGTTCTTCCGGTTGCGGCAACTAAACTTGTAGATCCACCATCCCATCTAAGATTATTTGTATATGCAGTATCCCATTCTGTTTGCTTTGCTGAAGTTGGTATTGCATATCCAGTGTCCATAGCTAAAGCTAATGTTCCAGAAGTTGTTATAGGAGAGCCACTTATTGCTAATCCTGTTGGAACAGTCATTGCTACAGATGTAACACTTCCAGTACCGATCAATTCTGCTAAAGTTTTTGTTCCACTAACTACATCTGTAAATGTCATATTATTTGACCCATCTTTCTGAATTCTTGTTGCAGATGAAGTTATATTAACTATAGTAGAGGTTACTTCATTATCTTTCAACAATACGCTATCTATAGTTACTCCGGTAGCAGAAGTTTTTTCAACAATGGTATCAACACTTATTGGAACATTTGATATTATATTTGTAGCATTTATTTGCAATGTTTCAGTTGAAGCTATATAAACTCCAATTATGTTTGTTGCAGATGCTGTTATGTAACTTACTCCAGTATCCCATGCCAGTTTATCTCCAGTTGGGAGCAATATATCATCACCAACAGTTGCTGGACTAACTGTTTCAGAACCTCTAGTCCAATATATAGATGAACTTAATCCACGATCTCTCCACTCTGATCCAGAATAACTGTAATACCATTCTCTATCTGCATTACCATTAATGTCTAATGTTACAGTTACAGATACGCTCGCTATAGTAGCAGATGCATCAAATGAGACAACAAAATTAGCTCCATCAAATTCAACTATATCATTATCACCAACTCCTGTAATTACACCAAAATTACCATTTAGATTAGCTGAATCTAATATAATATATCTATCTCCAGTTGTTGGAGAAATCCCGGGGTCTAATGTATTATCCTCTTGCATTGCAAGTGCATAATCAAGCACGTCTATTGTTCCTGCAAATTCAGTAACATCTTTAAAAGTTCCATCCCATGCAAGAAATTGATTAGTAGTTCCAATAGTTGGAATATGTCCTGAATTACCGTATAATACAGAGTGATCGTAAGCCCAATCTGAACTTATTGAATGATCAGTGTTTCCAGTAACAGGATATGTATCAATTGTCATTGGAGTTGCAGAAATAACATTATCAACAATTGTAATATTATCTCCAGCAGTAATATTAGTATCTGATATATCAATGATATCAACAGTTAATTCACTTCCAGATGCAGTAATATAAGTTCCGCTTCCGCTAGTTGTAATATTAGCAGTAGAATCAGTCCATTCTGGTTCATCAGAAGTATTTACCCAGAGAAATTTTCCTTGGTCTGTAGTAGGTGTTATAGTTGGTATATGCAACAATGTATCAGCAATATGCGCTGGTATTGTTGTGTTTATGTAAGTTAAATTTGCATCAGTTACATGTTTTACATCAGTAATTGCATTTGTAACCAATGAATTAATATATGCAGCCTGAACTCCAGTTGTCGTTGAAGTAGACGGTGTTGCATCAAATACTGTTGAGTTTGCAATTATTGTTTCAAGTTCTATCCATGAATATGTTCCTGCTGATGCTCCAGATGATAAAATTGCATATTGTGCAGCCCCACTATTTGAAGGTACATGTTTATTTCCATCTGTATTTAAATGAGTTAATACTCCACTTAATAAATTTAATGGAGAAACTACGCTTGTAATTATACCAGATGTATATGCATCATATTGAGCTTTTAATGCAGTAGTGAATGATGCAGATGTTGCATCTAATACAGCCTTATTTGAGTGTGTATGTGAGTTATCTACAGCAGAGTTAATAGATGCTCCACTTCTATCAATAGCGTCTAAATATACCTTGTTTGTATGTGTGTGACGAGCTGCTGTATTTAATGTTACCTGATCTGATATTGCAGTAGTCAAATATTTATTTGTTCCACCCTCTGCTAAATCATCAGTAGTGAATCCAGATAAATCACTAAAGTGAATTGTTGTATCAGAAGTATGTGAAGCTAATGCATTAGTAGCCCTTAAATTAGTAAAATATAAGTTTGTTCCTTCAGTTAAATCTGTAGTAGTTTTACCACTAAAATCTGTATCAAATAAACTACTGGAGTAATATAAATTAGTTACACCTTCAGATAAATCATCTGTATCTTTTAATGCAAATGCTGTATTAAATCTTGTTTGAGTCCAATATAAATTTGTATCTTCTGTTAAATCAGCAGTTGTTAAGTCTCCAAATCCAACAAGTTTTAATTTATTAGATACAACAGAAAATTCTCCTGTTGTTATTTTTGCACTTAAAAATCCAGGAGTAGAATCTAATGCAGTAGCAAGAAATTTATAAGTATCTCCTACAACAATAGAACTACTTGCAACCTGTTGTTTTGTATCAAGCTGAAGTTGTTTTTGTGGTGCAGTTGATGCTGGTATAACTATACTACTATCATTTCCTAATGGTGGAGTATATGATTGACCTAATTGAACAGACATAATTTATTGTGTTAGTCTTTGTAAAACTTCTAAAGTATTTAATATTTCATCTTTTTTAGCTACATATGCATCTGCTGTCATTGAATCATATAAACATTTCTCCAATAAAATGTCATCAATTGGTTTTGTGTAATAATTATTTGCTGATAAATATTTTACAGGAACAGAAGCTAATTTTGAATATATTACATTTTTAATCTGCATATCCAGTAATAATTCGATATTTATAGATATTTCAGATCCATCACTTATAGTATATTCAATTTTCCAGATACCATCTGGAAATTCATTTATTCCAACAGCTGATGCATCTAATGATGGTTCAGATCCAAATACTAATGGAAATATTAACAATGATGCGTCTCCAGCAGCAGCAGTAAATATTGAAATAACATCTATTACTATTGGATCAGTATAATCTGTTAGGTCTGGAGTTTTGTATGAAATTGATAAACTTGCAGATACAACAGAAGCTAATGCTGGAACACTATCGCTACCCCAAGTTGAGCCATCTGTAAGATATAATATTTTACTGTCGTTTGTTTGACTGTTTGTTAATGTTAATGCCATAATATATATATTTAATAATATTCATTCTTAGGAGATTCTTCTATCTTCGCATCTCCAATATGTGCGCTCATTCTATTCTCAAGAACTGTTATTCTTCGTTTATCTTCAGAGACTGTTAATTCTATTCTATTAATATCATTTTTTATTTGTTTTATCTCTGTAGAATTTACTTCTGGTTTAATTAACAATGTATTAATTTTAGTAGTTAAATTCCACCATACTAATCCAACCATTACTATTGTTGGAAAATTGTTAGATAATGAACTCTTAATGTCCTTGAGTGTTAACATATTTTTATTAGTTAGTTGTTATTTGAATATAGTTAATGATTTGCTTTGTGAATTTTTATTTGCTTTTTTAGATAACTTGAATTAATTTACCTGTCTTTTATAAAATAATTACTTTTACGTAGTTCAGTCATTTGATTTTTTTTGTTTTTAAAATAATTTGAATTAATTTATTTTATTTTTAAATATTCAACGCCTTCATTTTTTCAATAATAAGTTTTGCAATAAATTCAATACCTACCGCACTCATGTGAATCTTATCTATTCTGAACGTTGATGCGGTTGCATCTTTTGTTTTGAAAAAATAATCAAATTCCTGAAATGCTAATGTATCCGCAGGAACAGTTTCCCCTTCAAGATACGCCCCTTCAACATCTAAACGAATTGTTAATAATGTACCCGAATCGACACTTATAACAGTGTATTGGCTATTATTAGTCATGTCACCAATTCTTATTAAGCCTGATTTTGCAGGATAATCTGTAATTGAATAGGTGTTTTCGGTAGTTAAAAACGTTGCATCAGTAACTTCAATTTGAACATTAGCCCCGACTGCTGGCTGAACAAACGGAGTAAGTGTAACAATATTATTAAAATTATAATTATCAATTGAAAGCCTGCGATTGTTTAAAAAATGGTCTCCGTAAATGGACAAAAGGGACTCCTCTAACATTCCGTAATATGGATAATATGGGCCATCGTTAAACGAAACACTATACCCCCCGTTTACGGTTGTCATGATTATATACCGATTATGAGTTAAATGTGAAACCATCTCAGCTATATCAGCTAATATGACATCAACAGCGGTACTATTATTTGAACCAACCCAGATTATTTGGGTTTTAGCATAATCAGCGAATAGTAAATATTTTGCTTTAATTTCCGTTGAAGTGTACCCGCCATAACCAAACACAGTGAATGTGCGATTTAATCTTTCTCCCATAGTTGGAACTGCTGACCACAACTGATTACCAAGCGAATCACCCCAACTCTGAGCGGAAAATAAATTATGATATATAACTCTTAAACGGGTAATTGCTTCCCCTACTTTAGTCTTTTTAAGATTTAGTGAAGTTGCAGAATCAATATCTGAAAAGGTCAATTGTTTAGGCGTACCACTTTCATAAAATTCAAATACCAATTTTTTTATATCTGCATCATCAGGAAACGTAAATAGATTTTCTAAATAATCGGTTATCCCAGACCCAGCAGGATAAGTTAATACGTTTCCATTTACATCATACCCGGGATTACTCAAGTCCGGTGGAATAATATCTGAACCAGATAAGGAAAAACCATGTGTTAAAGCAAATGGTTCACCATCAAATACAGCATCCCGGATAGTTGATTTCGTTCCGTAAACTGTTGCATTATGTCCTAATCCTGAAACGTCTAATAAATAATCTAAACTTGATTCAAAACATAGATATTTAGCTACTAAAGCACTGTTAAAACTTAATTCTGTGTAGGCAAAATCAAATAAGGAACCAGCTGAATACTTTGACATATAGAAGTCTGCTTCGCTTAGCCCAGTCCATTCTAATATATTTGCATTTGCGTTTATAGGAGTTCCATTTATTGTTAAAACAGGTAAATTAACTGTAAGTCCAGTCCAATAAAATTCTACAAAACAATATTCTCCAGGTATTATTTTATCAACCATACTTCCAAAATTTCTTGAAGCAACAGTTGTTCCATTCGATGATTGTACATACATTGTTGATAAATTCAAATACATTCCAACGCCTTTTACTGCACTAGAATTTCCACCGCATGAAAACAAATAATTACTTGAACTATCAAAATTTAGTATTTTTATCCAACCTTTCCACGATATCGGCTGTTGCCCGGTTGACCTAATGCCTATTATTCTTAAATAATTATCCGTTCCATTTAGATGAACTGCTGTATTGTTCAGTATCGTCAAGGAATTATCGTTTCCTGAATCATCAGGGAATATGTAATCAGTTCCTGATAAAACAGGAGCAGACCCAAACACGTTTAGGATAGTCTTTAATCCATTTGTAACACTATTTGAAATTGAATTTCTTAATGTAAGCCTCATTTTCTTTCTGCTTTAACCAATAGACAACTTCCAGCAGACACTGTACAAGATGTTAGTCCAGGAGTTGGTAAATAATCACCAGGAACTAAAGTTAAAGTTACACTATTTAAACTACATGGAGAAGTTGTATCAAATGTTACTGTAGCTATAAAATCATCTCCAGCAAGAACTTTAATACCAGAATAATTTCCAACTGGAGCAGTTTGAGCTGCACTACATCCAATCCAACCATTTAATGCTTGATCACGTTCCTGTAATTTATCAACTACAGTTTGAGATATCTGTTGTATATCTATCTTATTCATAATAAAAACTATTTAAAATTCAAAATTAACCATAACTATTCTATCTACAAAATAAAGTTTATATACGGTTAATATATAAACAAAAATAGGGAGCTATTATACTCCCTATTTTCAAAACAAATATTAATAAATACTACAAAGTAAATCCTAAACAAGCGTCTACACCATCACCAGATAAAGCAACTTTAGTTGCAATAACCATGTGTGTACGTTTATTAGTAGTCATTCCAGTGCTAACCCATGTGGTTACAGGATCATTAACTTCAAACGACATCACATCATATGTACCAGTTTTATCAACTTCAGCACGTACATTATTACGTGGATATGCGCTAATAAATGGAGCTTTGTCATTGTATTGAGCATAAACTTCAAGATTAGCTAATACATATGGATTCCCAATTCCAATATAAGCAGCAGTTGAATTAGTTACAGTTGCAGTTACAAAAGACTCATTCAACAAAATTCCAAAATTAGTTAAAGAATAAGTATCAACCATTGGATCAAAAGTAGCATTAGTCTGTCCTACAAATTTTAATCCAAAGTTTGCAATAGAAGCAGCAGGAATGACTTCAACATCATGAGTTGCAGCAGCATAAGTTCCAGATGCAACAGTAATTGGTCTATCAACTGTAATCACAGCAGCAGCAGTACTAATTCCACTAACAGCAGTTACTTTATAAACTGTGCTAGTTAAAGCAGTTCCAGCACCTACACCACCAATACGTAAATAATCTCCTACAGCAGTTTCCGTTGATGTAGCATATTGACCAGCATCAGCAGCAGCTCCAGAGCTTTCTGCAATAGAAATAGATTTACTTCCATTAACTACAGTTGCATCTGCTAAGAAGTCATTGCTTGTTACAACAGCAGCACTGTTAATACGATCTACTACTACAAATTTAAACGGTTGACGTTTCATATTTGCATCTAACGATTGAATTAACCCTAAAGTTAATTCAGCCTGACTTGCAGTAGATGGATGGTATGTAGCTGGAACTAAAAATGGATATGAATTATAAAATCCAGCAGTATTTTTCCATTCTACATGCATTACGAAATCTTCATTAGCAGTTGCATCAAATGAACCACTAGTTCCATTATATCCTAAATAGGATATTTGTTGCACCGGAGCATCATAAGATTTACCAGTAAGATTCTTAATTAGAGTAGGATTAAACCAATCTGAATAGATGATTTGTCCACTTGCTAATTTTTGTGCAATTCTGTATTTTGCATTACTTGCCATAATTGTACTGGTTTGCACAGTGCCAGCTTCATTAACGATAGCAATTGATCCAGCAGCCATTGCTGCTAAAGTATCAGTGCTTCTTGCTACGTTACCTACATATAAATAGGTTGCATTTCCTTCAAACATGTTTATTTATTTTAAATTTAACAATATATATTATTTATTTTATAATCCAGTGGTATGAATTCTGTAAGTTACATGTACAGTTAAAGTACCAGCAGCAGTTCCAGGGTTTGTAAATGCAGTGCCAGATAAATTAATTGAACTTCCAACTGGAAGACTTGTTTCTGTAGCAATACATCCAAGCTTATATACTTTATCTCCAGTTGCTTTAATACAGTTTGTATCTGTAATTGCAGTAGAACAATCTACTGTTCCAACTCTAAATGTCATATCATCACTACCTCCAGTATAAGCAGCAGCAGAATAATTATAAATTAATACAGCAGATACAAATTCTAATGCATAACTTGAACTTGGAGCAGCAACAACAATGGCCCCAGCAGTATGGCCAATATCTCCAGCATCAGTCCCTACTATTTCAGTTGCTGTCAATGTAACTTCAGCACTCTTTTCCCATACATTGGTAGAAATTTGCACACCCCCATCTAAAAATTTTAATCCATCAACCGTTACTCCACTTCCAGATGTTACTTCTGAAATTGTATCTACAGTTAATGTATCATCAGTATTTGATAATGCATTTAATTTATCAACGACAGGATTAAATAGTTTTCCTTTAATTATAGCATAATCAGAATCCTGATTTCTATACATCGTTTTTGGTTTCTGTAAATCACTCATATTTTTAAAATATTAAATTATTTATTTTGTTTTTCTTCTATTGATTGAATTTGATATCCAACTTGTTCTTGTTTAGCAGCTAATATTAATTTAACTGCTCCTTTAACTATATTATAATGTACACTCTCATGCAATTCACAGTTTTGATTAACGCTTATTCCTAGTGGTGTTTTTACATAATCTATACTCAATTTAGTCAATGTTACACTTGGAGTTAATATAATGTGTATTCCCAATCCATCCAATCGTAAAAATTTATCAATTCTTGGTTGTCTGAATGGATTATCTCTACTTACATTGTATTCGTCATATGATATTGGTTTAACAAAAACATCTGAATTAGCCCTCTCATTTAACACATATAATACACCATCTGGTAATGTTACAACATATGAACTTGGATAAAATGTACTTGATGCAATGTCTCCCCCAGTTATAGTTGAAGTTAATAATAAACCACCTAATTTTTTCTTATTTTTTTCATTCTTATCAATACCTTCATCATATATTTCTTGTACATAATCTCTTTCTGATCTTGATAAAAAATAGAATATTTCTTTAGATTCAAGTTTATGTTTAACTTCATAATCTGGATCACGCTGTCTCAATTCAATTTCAACAGCTTCTTGCATCTCAATAGCATTCATTATCCGTTAGCTTTTTTATTAATTTGACCTAATAAAAACTTGTATTCTTTTATAAATATATCTACAGCAATTTTTACTATATCAATATGTGTAGATAATGCTAATTCTGAATCATTTGAACCATCAATTCCAGTTGGATATGCTAAATATACAATATTAAATGTTGCTGAGTTTATAGTAGCTCCAACAGCATCATACATTGTTTTATCTATATAGAATACAAATCCATTTGTTCCTTCAAGAACTATTGGTACGTATTTATATACTGGTTCATTATTGATAGTCCTTATTTTCTTCTGCAAATTATAATGATTGATTAAATCAAGTTCATATACTTTTAAAGAAGAACCTTTATCATTGGTAACAAAACTTGAGTGAGCTATTGTGCCAGACATAAACATCCAGTAATCACTTGCGCTAAATACAGCAGAATATCCACCATCTGTTAATAATGTATGTGTTCCTGTTGTAGTAGTTCTTTTTATAATATTCCTTAATACATCTGAGCGTTTTCTAATTGCATTAACATTATCTTGAATAGAATCTCCATTTAAGAAATTTACTTCAATATAATCTTTTTGTGCTCTTGATAATATAGAATATACTAAATCTGTGTTAATTGTTATATCAAATTCTAAATCAGGATTTGTAGTTCTTATTAGTTCTTCAAAGAAGACCAACATCTCTCTTCCAGTCATTATTCTGTTTTATTTAATTGTGATTGACTAACCTGAGCTTTTTGTGGAGTTACAATCGAAATTGCAGTATCTACAGTTGCTCTTACTATTTCATGATATACATCTATATTAAAATCATCTAATGTAGTTCCATCTGCTACTGAAGTTAAATCTGTAGGAAGTTTAATATACATTATTTGACATCCACTAGTTGTTTGTATCGTAGTTTCAGTTGCATCATAGTAAAAAATCCTTAATAATTTATTTCCTGAAGAATCAGATATAAAATTAAATTTTGGACTATGTACTACAGGACCTGTATTTCTTAATGAGTCACTAAATCTCATTGCAGCTTTAATTGATACTTGTTCTGCTACATTATATACTCCATTAGTATTTTTTACTCTTACTTCATATATATGTAAATAATCTGCTGGTAGTTGAACCAAATATTCATTTACATTGCCAGTTTGATTGAGATCCAAATCAGTTAGTATAAGTAAACTTAATAAATCATCAATACGTTTTTGAGTGTCTGGAAATTTAGTATGATAGATATCATTACCCTGAAATCTTTGATTTATGAGTTTATATTGCTCTATATCAAGCAATTTCCTAATTTCATCATCTTCAAATCCAGGTAATCCGAGGCTCCCTATTTCATAAAGAACCTCGAATTCTGAAACTAAATCAACTATTGTCATTGTTTTTTATTAAATTCTTCTATACGAGCAACTAATTTAAAATATTCATCATCATCTTCATTCTTCCAATTATGAATAGTTTTTGTAATTTCATTAAATGTAAACGTGGCTTCATCACCAACAAATACATATGTATCAACATCTGTCTTTTTAATTATACCAGCATTAATAGCTTGTAGTACAGTTTTCTTAATTGGAAATGTTTTATCTTCTACAATTGATAAAAGTTTATTTCTTGCATTTTTATCTTCAGAAATAGTATTTAATTCTTTCATTAATACATTCTTAGGATCTTCATTACTAATAGTTTTATTTGAACTTATAGATCCATAATAAATTTTTAGTAAATCCCTCATATCTGGAGTAGTAGCAGCATATTTACCCATAAGCATACCAAACTCAATTTTAGAATCAAATTCAACTTCTGCTTCTTTACCAATTTGTGATTCATCAACTAATGCCCATCTATAAGTATTTTTCTTCTTACGATCATCCCATGATGGAGCTACTTTATCTGAATTTGCCCTAATTATTCTCAATCTTAAATTATCTGTTGGATTAGACATATCAAATGATTCACCATCTTTTAATAATTGTCTGTCCATTGTTATTTTAACAAGCATACTTTCAAATAAATTACCAGGTTTAAATGGATTTAAATTTGCACCAAGTTCATTTTCAAAATATAATCTTTCTTCTTCATCCTTAAATACATTTACCAAATCTCCTCTTGAAGTACGTGGTAAGCTAAAAAATGTAGAACATTGATCATGTTGAAAGAATGCTATATGTTCTGGAGCGGTAATTCCCATTAATCCTACTCTGGGAGATGGTTTAACTACTATTTTTTTATTCTCTAAATATCCACGTTTAACTGCTTCTTCTTTTGTAATTAATTCTTTTACCATAAATCTTTTTATTTTTTCTGTTGTTAGTAAATAAAGGATAGTTGAGAGGTCAATCCCAACTATCCTAATAAATTTATTATCTCAAGGCGTTTGGTAACAAACGACCAGTTTTCTTAATATTACGGATACGAATTCCACCCCAGAATGCTTTACCTAAAGTATAACCATCTACAAGAGACGATGTAATTCCAGGAGTATCTCCAAGTCCAGCAGGACTATAAGGATCACGTAATCCAGGAACAACTTTATAAACTTCAGGAGAACCTTTTAAGGAAACTCTTTCAATATTTGCAGAACCATTAGTTGTACCAAAGTCCCAAATATCATATGAGTAAGAACTAGCTAATCCATCTTTCCAAGTAATGGTATTGATAATCGGATCATCTTTCATTGGGTCAATCATAACATGGAATTTAATTCCATTTACAAAAGTATAAGTAGTAATTTGAACTTCGTTTAATTCTTTACCGCCACCTTGGAAATTATGATCTGAACGCAACCATGTGTAAGAAGAAGCTTTTTCAGAAGCTGCTTTATGGAACTCAAATGCTCCACGTTCACCAGTAGACAATACAAACTCACGTTTATCTTCAGCAATACGTCCAATAGATAAATCTAATGCAAATGTTGAAAGCATATCTAAACTGAATGTGTTGAAGAATAACAAGTTACTTGCTTCCATTTGTTCATATAATCCAAATCCAGAACGTATAGTGTTACCAGATTCTCCTTTATGCACAAATGTACCATCAGCCATTTTGTTAGATTTTCCATACATATAAAGACGAGCTTTATCACGTCTAAATTGTACAAAGAAATCCCATTCTTGCTTATTAATCCATTTGGTTTGAACTGATTTTCCATCAGTTGCTTGCATACCCATAACAGGGTTTTTTGCACCCATTAAACTTCCGGTAACTTCATAATTCTTACGAATCATAGAAAGAATATTCTCAAGTTCAAAATGCGATGCATGGTGAATTGTGTTTCCACGATGAGAAAACTCCTGTTCTGTTTGTGCAAATAATTCTTTGAAACGAATGCCAGCAGCCAATTCATCAATTGGAGCAAAGGCATCTGGATCATTACCAAACAACTGTACTTTACACCTGTATAATGTACCATCCTGAACCGGATCTTCCATAACCCTATATTGCAATCCTTCAGGATTATCACCACAGATATTTGAAGTAGCAGCAAAATAATTTTCACTAAACCACAAATAGAATGGAGTAAAGTTTAATCCAGCTTGATCAGTTCCACTAACCTGACTACCAGAAGTGGTCAATGCAGCTTTTACCAATGGAATATTACGCTCATCTGCACCCATTAGTTTCCATCTGAAAGGAACATCTTCGTCTACTTCAACTACAGGAATCTTATTAATAAAAGATACCAGGTTATCGTCTCCATAGTTAAGTTCATAGACCTTCTCAATTTTTTCATCAATATATTGATAGGTCTTGTTTCCAAGCCATGCCATATGGCTTTCTCTTGTTAAACCAGACCAATATTTTGGATCAATGATCTGGAGTTTTGAATGTTGAATATTACTCATTTTTATCTAAATTTAATATTTTTATAATGACTCAAAAAGATCAACTTCTTTTGACTCTTTATCAGTAAAGCTTCTATTCATAGACTTCATTACATCTCTACCTTTATTGTCATTAAGAAATTCTGCTAATCTTGTAGTGCTTTTTGTTTCTGCTTTTTTAATGAACTTGTCTAATGGTTTGTTATCAAAGAATCCTATTGAATCTAAATAAGCAACTTTTGCATCAAATGAAATAGGATTTTCTGCTCTTTTTGCCCATACATGATTAGTAACTACACCATTTTCAAGTTTAACTGGATCTAATAATGCTTTTTGAATTTTCTCTTTAATTTGTTTAGAAACTTTTTCTCCTGCAAAATATTCATCAGTTTTATCTATATATGATTTATAATCATTAACCATTTTTTCCTGAGCTTTTTGAGCATCTATTTTGGCTTGTTCAGCCCTTTGTTTAATAGATTGTTTTTCTTCAGTAACATAAGCATTAAGGTTTGTTAATGCTTCATCTACTTCATCAAGATCAGATCCTTCATCAACTGATTTTTCAATGTATTTCTGAATTTTATCTTCAGACCATTTAGTAGTTAACCTATAATGTAGTGTTAATAAATTTTTTCTTGCATCAATATTATCATCTGATTTTAAATCTAAATCTTTAATTGATTTTTGATAATTATCAAGTTGATTAATACCTACAGCTTCTTCTTTAGTAGCTCCACCTTGAATCATATTAAGATATTCCTTATATCCTTCATCATAAGTGGATTTAATTTCTTCATTAATAGCACTAGCTTGTGATTCAAACATCTTCATTATTGCAGCATCTTCACCTTGCTCTTGTGCTATCTTTGAAATTTCTTCTTCATCAAAAGATGAAAGAACTCCCCTCTCCATCAAATCTTGACCTAGTGCAACAGAAAAAACAGATTTTAAAGACTCATCTTTTTTATTCTTAATTTCATCAGGAGAAAGGGAGTTTTCATCAGATTCTTTTGTAATGTCTTTATTTTCTTTATCTGGTTTTTCATCCAGGTCAAAAATAGTATCGTTAAATAAGTTTAACTTTTCAGCTTTTTCATCAGTCTTTTGTTCTGTACTTGCCCCAACTATTTGCGTAGGATCAAATACAAAATCTTCTTTTTCTTGTTCACTCATTGTTTTTATCTGTTTTTAGGTTTAACAAAAATATATAATATTCAAATTCTCATCAAGATAATAGGTTTGTTTGTATATTCCGCCATAACTATTTCTTAACATTTTGTTTAGATCTCTGTATAGATTCCATCATTTGATTATGTCTTTTATCTTCATTAAGTTTGTTCTCAGCTAATTTTAAGTCTGATTTAATTTTATCTTCCTGAATTCTTAATTTTTCAAGTTCTACAGAGTTGTCTTGTCCAGATTGTTTAATTAACTCAATCTGTTGTGCATTATTTAATTCCATCTCCTTCAATAATCTTTCATGCTCCATCCTGGCTGCTTCAATTTTTTCTGCTGATGCAATTTGTGCTTGTTGTGCTTCCATTTGTCTTTTTTCAGTCTGATCAGCCCTTTGAGCTTTATCATCATCATATTGTTCAAGTTTGCGCTGTAATGTTGCTGGGTCTTTAGTTTTATACACCATAGCTACTTCAGCAAGAGTAGAGCCATTTTGTAATATATATGGAGCTAATCCTTTAATGTCATTCATCATATTTGTAACATCAGAAGAAGTTGTAGTTGCTACACCGTACACACCTTGTTTAAATGATTCTCCATCAAAATCCAATACTGTTTTTGTTCCATCATCTAAAACAAATGAACGTTTTTCTTTTTTATCTTTCCAAGCAACTTTAGCCGTTTCTACTATTGTTCTCAAGCATCTTAACCTAAAATTATCATGTAGTCCATAATATTTCTCAGTATTATTGCTTGATTGCATTACAGAACGCTCAACTCCACCAACAGTTTCTCTATTTGATATAGAACCTTTACGCTGTGGACTTACTCCAGAAATATCTGCAATACGTTGTTCTAAAAATTCAAGCATTTGGATATTCATAAGAATTAAATTATGATCTCCAATTTGCATACTTCCAGGATTATGTCCTAATGCTCCACCTAGTTTACCAGTAGCAGCTCCTTCTTGTCCTTCATTAAATGGATCTTCTACATATATACCAAATTGTTGCATATAGTACATAACTTTATCAACTGACCATTTATCGGGCTTAGTTGCTAAATTAAATCTTGCTATATGTCCTTGATATTTCATTATATCTTGTTGTAATCTATACATAAAAAAGTTATACAAAAGCTGATATGGTTTCATATAACTCATTAGTGATTTAGATTTTGCGGAATTTGTATTTAAAATATTACCTACTATACCAGGATGGCATATAGATGGATTATCTGGATCTCTGAATTGAATTGGTCTTGGACCATATTTTACATATATATCATTACCAATCTTAGTTCCTTCATTCCATTCTGATATATACTCCCATTTAATTTTTTCTCCATTTTCTGCATCTGCTTTATATTGTTCAGATACATATTTTTTTTGCATTGTTCCATCAACGTCTTTATATTCAAGAATACCAATTTTACGTTGACCCTTCCACAATACTCTGGTTACACGTACGTTACCCTGCTCATCATAATTCCTGTTATGAGTAACTAATAGTTTATCAGTTCCTAAATAAGAATTACCATCAGCTCCCATCATCTCAAGAGTTTTATTAATATCCCAAGTTTCACTTCTTAATTGACCATCGGGAAATAAACTGCTTGATGATGTTCTTGACATATAAATTTCTTCAAGATAATCTCTATTAGGTTTTGACAAATAATCATGATAACCATCAATTACCTGTCCAATTGGCAGAAATCTTGAAATAACAATCCAATCTGAATCTTCTATTCTATAACTGTCTCCAGATCTAAATGTATATACGTTTAATGGATTTAATCTTTCAAATACTAATTCACCACCAAGAATATCTATAGATGCAATTTCTTCACCTTGTATAAGTAAGTCTTCAAAATTTTTACTCCAATGTTCTCGTATTTCAGTTGTATTTAAGAAGTATTGGATAATCTGATTAGACATCCTTTCATACTGATCCTGATAAGTATATTTTTTCCATTTATCAAGATTCATTATTTCTTTCTTGGCTTGTTCTTCAGTTAATTGTTCTGAAAATAATTGCTCTTTTAGTAATTCTCTGAATTTATCAGAAATAATATCTTGGTCTGTATTTATAGAATCAGAATTAACTACATATGCTATTGGATTAAATAAACGTTTACGTTCTTCTCCAAATAACAAATTAAGGTTACTGTTAGCTATTGGATAATTCTTATATGTATCTGGAAATTTACCAGACAGATTAAATGGATTAATGGCAATCTCAATCTCTCTTGGATCTACTTCATCATTAAATAATCTAACATTAGATATTTTTTCTTCTCTACTTGCTCTTAATCCAGATTCTCTCCTATAATTAACAAGAGAGACACCTGTCTCTATATTTTTTTTATACCATTCAGCATTCTTTTGTGAATCACTAATCGCCTGTTTTGGGAAAAACGGAGACTGTAGATCAACCATTGGACCTTCCATAATAAAATAAATTTAAAAAACAAAATTATAGGTTAAAATTCATTAACACAAATTAATTTCATATACATAATTATTATCCAACCCAATGCTTGCTAAAAAATTCATCATCTGCTGCTGTGTTAATTCTTTTTTTAATTGATGTTACAAATCTTCTTTTATCTTCAAATGCTATCAATAGCATAATTAATGCAGAAATTCTATCAAAGTTTCCACCTGGTTTGAAACTCATAAATTCCTTTAATAATGCAGGAGATTTTATTGTTTGTAAAATTGTTAATTGAGATCCTTCAGATTGATTTTCAACTCTCTCCTGAAGCCATTGAACAGCTAACTCAAGTCCCCATGATACAACTTCTGCTGTTGCATTTGTTCCCAAGGATTTATTGCCAACTCCCCTGGATTTCTGCATATCTTTCTGTAATAATATTTCAGGAGTTTCCATTAGTAAATACAATGATGCCCTATTCATCATATGAGCATAGAACCCTTTTTTATTATTTTCATAATTACATCTTGCATTGTAATATAACATGGCTAATCTACATTGTTCATAAAATTCAGAAGCTAATTCTGTTCTACCAGTATATTCAAATACAATCTCTTTAGTTAATCTATTTCCTATAAAGAAAGATTGTAATGATCTTTGTATATCTGAATTATCATCATCATCAATGGGGTCAAATCCAGCTAAATAAATTCCACTTGGAACAGTTCCATCATCAGCCCTTGCTGGCATACTGAATATCTCTGGACATCCATTTAAATCCAAACCTTCTTCTTTTTTAGATATTAATGGGAACTCTCTTATTGGTTTTCTTACATGAGTATTTCTAAAATCAACCTTACCATTGTCTTCCCTGACATAAAATTCAACTTTATAACTTTGATCAAGCATCTTTTTATTACCCATTATTCTTGCATAATGATGCTTTATCTGGCTAACTGGAAATATATTAGATTCAGCATTAACAAACATCTCAGATGGAACTAATGGATAATTCATTTTCTCTATCTCATAAGATCTTTTTGATGGCGATTTTGCAGCTTTTAATCTACGTTTTTCAAAAAAAGCATATGCTTCTTTAATTTTTGTATTACCATTTTCATCTTTAAATCTTCTTGCCATATATGGAGCTGGAATAAACCATCCTATTTTATCTTTATGCTCTGGTTCCCATATATTGTCAAAAGTTAACATATCAAATCCTTCTGGATTATTAAATATTATCTCAGCCTCACGTATTTTCTCAACTGAACCAGCAGTTCCAATGTATAATGAAGATCCAAATTTTATTCCACTATCATTTTGTGCAGCAACGTTTCCACCATGAATACTTATTAAGTTTGGCGTTAATCCCTGTTCTTCAACTATAATAGTTCCAGGTCTTCCACCGGCAGCGGCTTCTGGATTTTCAGATGTAAATACTCTATGTTTAATTATAGCTCCAGTGCCAACATCCTTCATCTCTCCACCAATCTTCTTCTTGTATTTATGCTCATAATCTTTATTTGCACCAATACTTCCAGTCATTGTTTTATAGAATGGACATGGTATTTCATTTTTAGTACCTTTATTGTATTTACCAGGTAAATTTTCCATAATAAATACAACCTTTTTTAATAAATCTCTTGATTTATCAGACATACCAGAACCAACTACAACTTCTGCTACTGGTAAATCGCCTTTATTTTTCTCATAATCTCTCTGTCCATCAAATAGTATTTCAGGCACAACTACTTCACCAGCAGTTAAATACGATTTACCACCATCCCTTGTACCTAACAAATCTAAGTTTTCAGGTATGTTTCCATAAATTGGTCTTCCTAATGGTTTATCAAATAATTGTCTTATATATTGTCTTACTGTAACATATGTTTTACGCTGACCTTTTTTGTTAAAATAATTATAATATAATAAATCTACTCTATTTCCATCTTTGTCTATACAAGTTTGTTCTAATTCTAAGTCTGTATAATCTTTTATTAACCTTATATTGCATGAATATTCTTCATCAAATTCAAAACCACTGAATCCCCTTGCTTCTGTCCAATTATATCCAAATTCCCATTCTACATCATCTAAAGATGGTCTTGATGGTACTTTAGCAGAAGATGATGCTCCACCTTTATTAACTAATATAGTTCCAAAATTGACATAAAAATAACATCCTGGAGGCATATATCTCCAGGAGTTGCTTTGTGGAAAATCTGGTTGTTCTGGTAAAATATCTACATCAACTCCAGCTTCATCAATTGACCAAAAACCATTTATTGATCGCTTCTTCTGTTCGCCCCACCATTTTATATATTTCTTAGAAGCTGGATTAATTGTAGGTATTTCTCTAAGTAGAAAGTTTTTTCTGTTGTTTATTCGTATAAATTCCATATTTTTAAATTAACCCTTGTTCTCCAGCACTTTCAATTTTTCCACCTTTTGTGAGTCCTTGATCTTCTGTAAGCAATACTGCTGCTCTTAATCTATCAAGTTCTTTAGCTATATCAGCATTACGTTTAATAGATTCGTCAAGAGCTTTCATTGTTTCAAAACTTAATTCTTCCTGTTGTTCTTCAAGAAATCTACGTCTTTTTTCTATATATTGTTCAAGTATAAACAAATTCCTCTCATCTTCAGTCATTAATATCTTCTGAGCATAATCAATTACTGGCTTATATTTTGACCAATCAAAGTCAAAATCATCCATTATATCTTCATTAATTAATTCTACTCTTTCATTAGAATCCATATTTCTCCAAGGATTTTCTGGAGATTTCTCAAACATATGAACTATTCCCCACATTATAAGACTTGATTTTGATTTATCTTTAGATTTATCAGAATCATATAAGTCTTTAAATATTTTAGGAGTTTTCCATGTTGGATATATTTTCCAGAAGTTCTTTGGATTATCTATATCAAAATTAGCTAGTAGGCTTTCCATTATTTAATGAACTTTAAATTTGGTTCTGGAAATTTATATCTAATAATCTTAGTTGATAACATTGGTATATCAAATTCTTCATCTTCTACTATTGTAATCATAAGCCCACTAATAAATACATCTTTACTATAATCTGAATTTATCCATTCCAATTTTGGTTCTGCAACTACTTTATCAAATGTATCTTTAAATTCCTTATTACAATATAATGTAAATTCCCTCTCATCAGATTTAATAGTTCCAACTGATGAATTGCACATTAATTTTGTTATTTTATCTATAATATTCATATTACTATTAATCCTTACTACTATTTTTAAATATATCCATATATACCAATGGTAAATCATTCATCTTAGATATCACATATCCACCAACTATATTAGTATGGCAATATACATTTAGTTCAAATCCTTTAAACTTAACAGTACCTTCTCTATAAGGAGTTTTACCATCTTCATCAGCATGTCTCCATAATGATGCTGGAACCTGTTTTTCTTTAATACTATATTCTTCACTAAGTAATTTCTGTAAGTTTTTAAATTCTCTTAAAGACAATACCATAATGTACTTCTTAATTCCTTTATTATCTTTATGTAGTTCTATTAAATTATCAATATCTTCTTTCATCTGTTATAGTGTTTATTATTAATTTTCAATTATAAATTCTACTGCATTTTCCACTTTACCAAATATTGGAAAATTTGAAGCAAATAATATACTGTTCATATTACAAGTTCTACCTACTCCAATAAATCCCTGATTTACCCAATAAAATAAATCACCTTCCTTAAGTTCAACTTCATCACTTGTTGTATATAAAATAGGTAGGTCTGCAAAATCTCCTTGAGATAAAATAAATCCATTTGTTCCTTTAATTAAGTCTAAAGCTTCTTCTTTAGTTAATCTAATTTGAGATGATACTTCAAAATCACAAAATTCTTCTAACAATATCTTTTTTCCTCTAACAAATACTACAACTTTATCGTTTTCTTTATTGATAGCATATTGTCTAGCTCCATCAATTATTCCAAAAAGGAATGGAGTAAATCTATAATTATAACTTTTATATTCTTTATTCTTCTTTTCCATAATTCTTCTTTAATTTATGTATTAAATTTTCCAATTGTAAATTATTTTCAATACTACATTTAAATTCTGGAGTATCACTCCATATATTTGGGCCTTTAGTAAAAGATGTAAATACTGTTAAATTATTTTTACGTTTATGTTTACTAAACATTAACATAACTTCACCAAATTCATCATTGCCTCTTTCTAATGTTATTCCAGTATAAAACCATGTTGAATCTTCATTATTATATTTATATTTTATTTTAAGCAATTCAGCATCATCTTTTGTTGGTATATATTTATTCTTTATTTCCATAATTAACTTTCTTACCTGGTTTTACAAAAAATAATCCAAAGTTCATTAATCTTATTGTTGGATAATTCTCATCTGACAGACTATATTCAGCCATTTTTTTAAGCAATACTCTAAACTGACTCTTAACTATTTCTAATGCTTGATCGTTTGTTATGTTATATCTACGATATAAATCTCCAAGTATAGCTTTACTCGTCTGGCTGTTCATCTAATATATCATCTAAATGTTCACTTCTTAATACTTTCTTGTGCATTCTACAAACTGGAATTAAATCACCATTAAACTTCTCAAAATATTCTGCTTTATTTGGTTTACTTCTACTTCCAATTTCTACTTCAGTTTCACATACAATACAGTATTTAGGTTCATTCGTCTTCATAGTTTACAATATTTGTAAGTCCACCATCTATCTTTGAAATCTGAGGAGATCCATCTTCTTTAAATAGTATTTTATAAATTCCTTCAATTAAACTTCTTTCAGTGCCATTAAATACTTTCTTAAATCCAGACTTCTTTGATTCAGTATTACATTTTTTAATTACTTCTGCAAAAGTCTCAAGTTCATTAACTCCAGTTTCATGATCATTCTCAAGACTAATATTAAACATTTCTACATTTATTCTCTCCTTAGATAGTTGCATATATTAAAAGTTTTCAATCCTTTCAACTAAAATAGTAAAATAATACTTCATTGCTATTAATTGTTGTTTAAGTCTAATTTGCTCGTCAATAGCAACTGTTTTAAAAATAGGACTTTCTTCAATCAATTTTACTCCTATATATTTTTCCATTCTTTTATCTATTAATTAACTATTTTGTTTTTATCAAAATATAGTTTTTTTCTAGTTCATTTATTATTTCAAAATCTTCCACGTCTATATATTTAAACTATAATTAGCAATTTGTCCTCTATTTTTATCAAATACAGTAGCTTCCATTGTTCTCGGAATTCCAACAAACATATTGTCATCATGCCATTGATCTGTAACGCTTATACTTCTTAAAAACTGAACTGTACATCCAGGATTATCTTTTGTTCTAAAAAATTTAAACTCTTGTTTATGGTGTATATCTCCAAGATAAAATATTCTATATTTAGTATCAGCCCACAACTTTGGTTCTGTAGTTGCCATTATTAATGGAAGTTTATCAATATTTCTCTTTTCTAAATCACCGTGACCAAATCCAAATAAATTATCTCCAAACTTATGATATTTTCTTGATAATTTATCATTGTTTATAATTACATGATCATTATTTTCATATAATACTTCAAGTGCAACACCTAAATACCACACTGCATCTGCATCATGATTTCCGTATATAATTGGTATATAAACATCTCCATACTTAGATAATTCATCAATCATTGCTCTAATTAACGATAAACCTTCTCTAAATACAATTTCATGTGGTACTATTGGGTCTTGTGGAGTTCCTTTTTTAGTTGACTTATCAAAACCATTTGTACAAAAAATATCATTCCCAACTGGCATTATATATGTGCTTGGGTTATTTGTATTTATTGAAGACAATAAATCAGAAAATCCATTTATTATTTCTTCAGATATTTTTTCAAGTTGATTTTTATTGTCTGACCTAATATCTCTCTTGTCTAAGTGTATGTCATAAATGTTTATGACTGCGCATGTTTGGTCTAATTTTTTAACTTTAATAAAATTATTATATTTTGGTGCAATTAATTTACATTCATCCAATAATGTCTTAAATTGTATTTCTGGAGACAATTGTTGATTATCAACATGTAAACTATAGTGAGTCCCCTTATGCCAATAGTGATTTACGTTATTTGGATCAACTCCATTTATTTCACAATATTCATTAAATTGATTTTTTCCACTTCTTATTATTTTTTTAACTGTTTTAATATCATCTTCACTACACTTAAATATTTTACTTAAACTACCTTTTCCCATTGACATAAGATAAGGTTTACTTTTAAACTTTTCTACTATTTGTTGTATATCCATTATTTAATATTTAGCATTTTTAGTAACATTTTTAATTCTGATTTATTCTTTACGCGTCCTCTAAATAACATATCTTCAAATCCAATTCCACAATTAACTATTCTCTCTATAATTAGAAAGTTGTCTGGGAAGTGATATATTGTCCAAGCTGTATTTATTGGTTCTAATTGTTTATCTAATACATATACTAATGAATATCCATGTTCATCAAATAATGATGGTGATTCTTCTCCACTTTCATTGCCATCCTGAACAAACCCACATTCTTCTATATCAGATTTATCAAGGTATTTAGTTCTATATGTTTTATCAAAATCGTTAGTTTCAAAACAAATATCTATAGCAACTTGAACATCTCTAGCGTCTAATTCTCTTGTGTACCAATCGTTTCTTAATGAAAACATTTCACATTCAAATCCAACATGAAATTCTGATAATTCTGGTACATAATATTTACTTTCTTCCATATTAATCTTTAATTTCAAGTACAAATGTAATATTATTATCTAAATTATCAAATAGTGTTAAGAATTTATCAACTATTTTTCTATTCTTAAGTAATCCTTTTTTTCTAAGTTTGGTAGTATAATTCCTAACATTATTCATAGTAACTTGAGTATCAGTCTTTTTACTTAATACATCAGATATTCTTTTAGTAAAATCATATTCAAATAATAGTTCAAATATTTTCTCTCTATCATATTTATGTCTCAATGCAAGATATCCTTCTGCATATATAGCAAATATCTCCTTCTCTCTAATAGATAAATTAGAGAATGGTGGCATACATGAGAATATATCTATTATCTTATACACAAAATCTTTCTTCTTAATCGGCATCAGATACTCCATATCCTCCTATTGATTTAGTTGTCCATGCCCAGAATCCTTTTAAGAATATCTCATTATGAATATTGAAAGACTCTGGATTATAATCATCTACTCTTGTATCATCATTTAATACTGTTTTATGAATAATAATTGGTTCATTGAACATATCTATCTTAATCATATTTCCATATTGATCAAATGATGTTTCTCCAATCCCAGGAAATTCTTCTTCTAATGGTATTGAGTTATATTTATAGTATTTCATATTTTCTTATTTTTATTCTTTGATTCATTATGAATCTCTTGTAGATGTTGTAAATACATAAATACACTTTCAATAGTTTCTCCTGCTAAATCCTTTTTATATGGTCCTGTTTTAATGATGATTGGTTGTCCATTAGCATGTTTATCTACCTCAAGAAAATTAGGATAAAAAAACTTAGCTGTTGATCTTGGTTTTTGTACTGCTTTATAGCTCATAATTATCTGTATTAATTGCGAATTCGATGTTATTCATGTGAATAGTAGCTATTCTTTTTTCTAAACTTTCAATACCAGCAGCAACCGAATCAAGAACTTCATAGTTAAATCTAACTCCTTGTTTTAATACTACATGTTGTCCTACATTGAATACAACGTTTTCTCCTTTAGCTAGAATAGTCATATCTAATACTTCCTGAGTTTTTTCAGTATATTCTTTCTTAGATTTATCATCCATAGCACTTAGGTCAAGTCCAGATGATTTCTTAACCTTAACCATTGCTTCAATGAGAACATCTTCTTTGTTTAATGTTACTTTACTTAAATCTTTAACTTTTTTAATCATTTTCTACTGTTTTAAATTATGTTTTTTATTGTATTTATTTCCTAAAAATTCTTCTAAATCTTCATATTTAAATGTTAATAATTCTCCAGCATATGAAATATTACCAATGTATAAATGAGATTTTGGTACATCTATTGATAGATTATTTGATTCAACGTTTTTAATAAATTTATTTATTTCATTACATAATACTAAATCTTCACTATTTTCACCAAGTAATTGGTACATCTTTGTTTTGAACTTATTTAATAGTTCTTTTGATAATTCAATATTCATACTTGTTATTTTAAATATTTGCTTTATTGATTAAATTTTTAACAATTGATACTATTTGCTTATCTTTTAATAAAAATTCTAAATGTGATTGAGTTATCATACTACTCCATCTTTTTCTATCATAAATCTCTTTCAACATAACATCTAATTCTTTTTTATATATTGAATCTTCTGAAATATACTTTACTATAGTTTTAAGTGCTTTGTTTTCTTCTTCCAATGAAGCAATCTGTTGTTTTAGTTTTTTATTCCCAATCATGCTTTTATTGTTTTAAATATTTATTCAACAAAGATATGGTATTATTGTTATACAATCCAAATTAATCTTAACATTTATTTATATGTTGTAAAACATTTTGTAAATTAGAATCTATTAACTATATTTGCATTGTCATACTTTCATTTTTAATTGTTAATAAAAAAGCCCCAATGATTAAGTTCAAAGGGGCTTTAGTAATTTAACTTATTTAGTTAATTATTCTTCTAGTTGTTTTAGTTCCTGTTTTTTATCATCTAGTTTTTTTAACTGTTCCGCTAATGCTTTGTTATAATACTTAATCTTATCTTCATATTCAATATTTACTAATCTCAATACTTCAATCTCACTCTTTAATCTATTAATCTTAGCATCTTTTTTCTCAACTAAATCATGAGTTTCTGGATTGTAGGTTGGTAGAAAGTTTGTTGAGAAACTAACAACCCTAGTATGTCCATCCCAAATATAACCATTTCCTACTATATTGTCATAATACCTAAGCCCACCAAACAATGTGTAAATACTTTTATTTTCCATATTTCTAATTTTTAAAGTTTAACAATATTATTTCTATTCAAATTAAGTACCAAGTTGTTTATCTGTTATTTTGGCAGTATAAGTCTCTCTCAATTTATTAATTTTGTCATTCATCTCATTTTGTAATTGTGGAAAGTACTTATTTTTAAAGTAAGCAATGTCTTCTTCATCTAAATCTATTAGTTTAGTAAGTCCATCTCCACTATAATTTGCTATTCTAATATGCATACTGTCAGTACTATAGTACTCTCCACATTCAGTACATAATTTAAATACATTGTTTGAGTATTTTTTAGCATATTCTGTAAATGTATCATCATCAGTATTCTTTGTGCAACTCTTACACATAACAATCCCAGCTAAATTAGGTGTATTAACATCTACAGCTTCTTTTATTGGATATTCTTTAGAACATCCATCGCATATGAATTTATTCATCACTTCTAATTTTATTAATTACTTCCTGTGGCATTAGTCTAATGCATGTTTCAACAACTTCTTTAAAATACTTTGGATTAAAAATAAATAATTCTTTTCTAAATCTAAAATAATCACCATCATTTTCTTTAATTGGTTTATCTGCTTGTTTATTAAATTCCTTTAATAATCCAGCATTAATTTCTTTATTCATTAACTCATCAAAATAATCTTCTTGTAAAACTGGATTATCCTTTTGAATACAATATTCAGAAGTGATTTTAGATCTGGATATTAATAACTCCCCAAAGAAATTTCTTAATCTTTTATCTTCTATCATAACTCATCAATTTTCTATTAAATTAGGAATTCTATATCCAGTCATTGAATCAATTTGAACTGACTCTATTTCAAAAAATTTATCTCTTCTGGAATCCCAAATGATATTATTTTTCCTATATTTTTGACCTGGAAACATTATTAATAATTTGTCACCATATTTTTCTTCATAATCTATCAACTTTATAAATCCTTCTGGTATATCCATAACTCATTATTTTTCAGCAAAATTATAACTTTGTTTTCTTTATTATGTTTTGATAATTCTCAAACATTCTTTCTTTAGTTACACACATAGCTAAGAACTTTCTTCTGCTCATACCTTTTAGAGCAGCTTGTTTTTTAGCCCACTCTAGATCTACTACATCAAACTCTATATCTACTCTTTGTTTATTCATTTTTATACTATAAGCTAATTAATGAAGATGCAGTTGTATAAGTAATAATAGGAGCTTCTACTGGATAATATGGATAATAATACCATTCTACATTATTTGTAATACTCCATTCTTTTAACTTATAATTATGATCATTCAAATAATCATACAGTTCTTTAAGATTAGTTAATTCTTTAACTTTAATTGTTTTGTTTGTTTCGTCAATTTCTAGTTTCATAATTGTTGTTTTAAAATTTCATTAAATAAGTCTATATTCTTTTTTTTAATACAATACTGTTCAATAGTTAAGTTATTTAAGTAATTTAAATATTTTTTAATTTCATTTTCATAAAATAATTTTTGTTTTTTTAATGTACTTTCTTCTTGAAGTGGATATTTTTTCTTCATAATTTAAATTTCTAATATTTTAGCATTCTCACTATATTGTTTTCTATACGAATCATTAAATATAATTTTATCTTCATTACTTATTTTTCTTGCAAAACCAAATGTCCATGCCATACATTCTTTATAATGTTTAAATGCCATCAGAAAATTCCATTCTTTAAAATCAATCCAGGTATTAGTTGTTTCCTTATTAAAGTTAAGTTTTACTTCATCCATAATTCAATTGTATTATATTCGATGCAAATATAGGTATTTTTCATATATTATAATACAAAATAACAAATTATTTTATATGTTATACAAAATAAAAAAACCATCTACTCAATTAAGAATAGATGGTAAAATTTTAAATGAAACAATTAAACATAGTTAGCAAAAATTGCTAGTTTATTTTGAGCTTCTACAAAGAATCGAACTCTGTTCTCTGGAGTACAAATCCAGTGCATCACCATTTATGCTTTAGAAGCAAGTAACTTATTTATTTAATAAGGTTTTTGTTATATTTAAACAATTATTTTTTATTGTAATAGATTAAACATTTTGATCCCTTTATATAAGATTCAGTAAATCCTAAATCTTTCAGTCCCCATTGATATGCTTTTAATCTTTTATTATTATCTGCATAAATAATAATTTTATCTTTACCTTTAAGTTTATTATTGATAAAATATTTAATACATTCTTTTGCCCACAGTAAAGACTTTAATCCATCCTTACCAGTTTGTTTTAAATATTGATAACCCTGTTTTCTTTTTGTTGTTATATAAAACTGGACTGAGTAAGTTGCATCTATATTAAATTCAGACCAATCTACATTATATATAAAAAAGTGTAAGAATTGATTAAACTCATTTTTTACTTTAAAATAATATGAATCTACATATCTATTATCTTTGTTAATTTCTAGTTTATACATAATAATTAATTGGAATGCACATAGCTTCCGTGATATTTAAGTAAATTACTGCTTTAATGCTTTTTTAGTATCCTGTTCAGTTGTTAATTAACTTATTAATTAAACAGATCATGAAAGACTATCTCCTTCCAGTCTTGTTTGTCAGCCCAAACAAAAAATGGTTTTCACCACCAAAAACAAATGTCACCTCCGTTTTAGCATTTGATTTTTGAGTGTGCGTAAGAAATATCTTAGACACACTTAAAGTACCTGATCCAACAATCTTCCATTATTTATAGGGGATTGAAGTTTGTACTAAGACGATGCAAATATAAATCATAGTTTTTAATTTTCCAAATTTTTTTTATATATTTTTTAGAGTGTTGCAATTGTTACACTTTATTATTGTTAAGTGTGTTTAAATATTTTTTATAAAAATATTTTTTTCATCTATAACTATGTGTTTATTAGGTTACTACCAATAACCCTCCCCACCCCTCAGAAATTTGGGCAGATACCGGGTTGGTATTTGTAAACTAGTAACTAACTTTTAAACTTTCTACATATGAAATTCGGAAAATCACTTTCAGTTAATGCTTTTAAACAAGAGCATAACGCAGATTCACTGCTAATTGTTAAAAACCCCAAGAATGATAAATTGTTTGTCACTGCTAATGGGACAACAGTTGCAGCAGTAAGTAAGAATTATGATTCATCAAAGCCTGCTGAATTCGTCCAATTAATATTGGAAGATACAGGAGAAATCCTTTGGTGTCTTCATAATCCATCTGAAGAAAACGTAGTAGGGACTTTATAGTCTCTACTATTTGCATACAATAATCCAAGCAAGACTACATGTTAGTGAATGATACTTGGATTAGTTTTAAGACTTAACAGGCTCTTATCTCCCCGGTGATAATAACCAAGCTAGTTAAACTATGGCAGGAATAATTAGCTCTTGAGAGGAGTCTGTTTTTTACACTTAATAAACTCTCATCCAATTACAGGACAGTAGAAATAACCCTATATCAAGTGAGCCAATCTAACCTTATTTATAAAGGAGACAAAGATGAGAATATAAAAATACTGTTAGCTATTTATTTTTAATTAAAACCAACTAAAACTATATATTATGAAAGTAGAAAAATTTAGATATAACGGTTTTGTTGTAAGTCCCCCAAAAGGAGGATGGAATCAATTTGAATCTTATACAGCAACATTTAAAGAATGGACAAATGATCCAGGTATAGTAATATGTACTTGTTCAGACAATGTTGAAAGAATGATACCAACATGTTGCTTACATGATGTAACTGAACCTTTACCAATACAAGATCTGACAAATAAAATATTATTTGGTACTCCTTGTAAATCTTAATTAATTAACCTAAAACTCTCATCCAATTGCAGGTATCATAACTTGGTATTACAATCGTGTAAGTAATTAAGTTGAAAGCATCTGATGAAGTAATATATAATAAGGCGCAACCTTGTGAGAGTTTATTTTTACACCTATATATAATAGGTATCATTTTATGTTATATCTTCTACAAGATGGTTCACTTGGCTCTATTGAAGACAGGGTGAATTATGATGCTAACTAGGTTAGTAATTATATATAGGTTAATGTTTATCCTATGCATCTAAGCAAAACCATTCAACAAGACATTTAAGATATAAACTCTCATCCAATTGCAGGTAACTATAAAAAATGCTAATGATTGGGCACTAAAGCTAATAGCAGGCAAATGGTGTTCCTGTTGTCAAGGCGCAACCTTGTGAGAAGTTTATTTATTTGTAATTATAGTGTAATAAAGCCATATCATATCCTATGCAGTGTAAGGAGAAATCCCCATTCTGTTGGTTGAGGTTAATAAAGCACTATAATTACTTTTATTAATTACACCTATTATTATATATGTATGAAAAAACATTTACCTTTTATTCTTGCAAGTATAGTATTTGTAGGGGCTTTTATTGTGTCATTTTTAATTAGTTGATTATGATTACTATTACTAAATATAAAGAGCAACGTAGCTCTACAATTGGTGCTTATTTATATTGGCACTTAATTCAATACTCTGAAGATGGTTATAAATATGACTGTACTATGAGTGATGAGGGTATGGGTAATTTAATTTCAGCTCTTAAGAAAGCTGGTAATGAGGTTAAATTTATAAGTAATTAACCATTTAGTTTAACCATTTGGTTAATGCTGAAGTGTTGATATTAGTGGGTTAGGGGAGTTGATTGATTGATGGAGTTAGTCTATCCCACTCCCTAACTAATCATCAATATTCTTCAATCTTATATATACAACTATTATTAATATATAACTTAAACATACAATTATGAAACCAGGCAATGTCATTTATTATAATCCTAATCATCCATCATTTAATTGGGATAAGGGATTATTTGTAATATTAGAAATAAAAGGAACTACATTATATATGTGTAAAATATCAAATAATAAAGAAGCATTAGAGCTATTTAATAATGGAAGATGTATAACAACATGCATTGAAATTAGTGGACCAATTGAATTAACAAAATTAGTTGTAGATATAACTAATTTAACATGGTAATTAACTGATTATCAACGTTTTATCATCATTCCCTACTTATCCCCATTATTTCAACCATTTAAATTACAACCTTATTGAATAATCATAACTAAATCATTAGTCGACTAACTAAGAGTTTTGGGATTTATTTAAAATAAAAATCAACTGTATTCCTGTATTTTGAGTAAATCAGATTGTGCTTTCATAAGTGAATATATCAACAGTATTTATAAATAGGAACTTGATTTTTAACTCTATCAATATAAGGAGAACTTTTATACAATAGATTAAGATAAGGGTTAATCTCTATTGTGAAGTAACCTTGAAAAACACACTAAATATTGATATGACACTCAGAGTTTATTTGGTTATGCATGAGGTACCATATCTGCCCCTGATAGTTTAAATCAATGGTAACGGATAGCAGACACCAATAGAGCCACACAATCAAATTTTAGGAAAGTGTCTTTACGGGGATATTTGCTTAATTGGAAAAGTATAGTTTAACCTAAACTAGTGGACTTAGATAGGTTGGTATTGTTTGAAGTCTTGCAGGTTCGAGTCCTGTTATCCCCACTAATTAATAATCAAATATTAAAACAATTAAATATAGTATAAACTAAAATTTAAAATTATGAAAACAGCTTTAATCATTAGTTTAATTGTAATATATCTATTAATAGCCTTTATTTCAGTTAGACCATTTAGAATATTAAACAACCAAGGGCATTTAGATCACCCAAATTTTGCAGCTATACTTTGGCCTATAATGTGGGCAATACTTACAATAGCTATAATTATTGCGGAGTATATTGAATTGTTTAAAGAACCTAATAAATAAAAACATGTATCTATGACAACATTATTAATTGTACTGGGGATATTGGTTTATCATTTAATTCATTAATCCAAAACTTATTTGAGTAAGTTTCCAAACCTGAGATAATATCAACGGGGAGGAAACTATTTTCTTAGCTAAACATTTAAACAAACGATAAAATACTATGGAAACAACAAATCAAATTAAAGGATTCCCTCAAGAAATTATTGATAAAATGATTGAGAGACAAGTTGAACAGGGAAATAAACGAAGTGTTTCTGTTTTTAAAAGAAACAAACGTGCAGGAGAAGCAGAAAAGACTACATCTACTCTAAGTTGGCAATATGCCAAAGATATTGATACTAAGAAAGAATCAATTCCTGAATATACAATGGATCAATTATTCGAAAAACTTGGAGAGAAATTTATAATTAAAAATAGATCTCTCTTAAAACACAACAGACTCTCACCACCGTGTTAATAACAGCAAGCTAGTCAAACTATGGCAGGAATAATTAGCTATTGATGGGAGTCTGTTTCTTGATTTATTAACTTAAAATTTGTTATTATGATAAACATTCTATTTGGACTTAGTCTTGTACTTATTGCTATAAGTATAGATATGTATTTTAATAAAGTCATGAAAACCATTGTTAATCAAAAGATTGAATCTACATTGGTACCATATAATTTACTTTTCTTAGGAATTCTTGGAGTAATTGCGTATCTTATAGATAAAATAGGTACATTAATCCATTAATATACTGTTTAGTTTAATTAAAAAACTTAATAACTTTTCAAGCCATTGAGAACACCAGTTTCTTTAATATTTGTTCAATGGAGAACTAAGTATCCTTGTATGTTTCGCCTAATGGGCGTGGAAAACATTCATATTAAAGTTTTAGGTGTAAAATGCAAATAAATTGCTAAACTTAATCATATTTGTTATGAAAAATAAATTTAAGAATAAATATTATTTTGCTCATTCTATGCAAATATATAATACTAAATTAGAAAAAGAATTAACTGAAACAATTAAATCATTTAATTTTCCAATGATATGCCCAAATAAAGATATTGGTGAATTAGGTTCATTGAATCCTTATTTACAAATTGTAAAAAAATGTAAGGGTGTTATTACTCATGAATTCAAAGGATATGTTGGCAAAGGAGCATTTGAAGAAACAAAACTTTCTTTACAATTAGATAAACCAACTTTTGTAATAAGAGATGGAAAAATAATTCCAGTTAAAACCATAAAAATAAATAATAGTAAAGACTGGAAGATTACCTATGGTGTAATATTGACATAACTAAAACTACAACAACTATGGAAAAACTAAAAATTATGGAAACAATAATTATAGCAATAATATGCACTGTTATAATAATGATAATAGTAGTAAAAATAGAAGAAGAAGAAGAAGAAGAAGAGGAAGAAAAAGAAATTTTTGAAATTAAAAATATGCTTGATAAAACTTAGGTAGGAAGTGCTGAGAAAAAATTTGATTTAACAAATGGAACATTATTCAAACACGCACATAAAATATCAATAATAAAAATAGAAAAAATTAAATTTGGTAAAATAATTAATGAAAAATATGAAGTAAATGCAGAATATTATTATGGCGATGATTTTGAATAACATATAAATATAAAGAAAACGCTAAACAATATTAAAACTAACTTATGGAACCAACAGTAGAAATAATAGCAAATGATCACGTAATTGTTACGGTCTATAAAAAAGTTTGGTGGAGTAAAAAACTCAAATCCAAGAAATACATTTGGAGGGGATTAATCAACAAAAGAACTGGACAAATGTTGTTTAATGGAAGCTCATGTGATGAAAATGCAGAAGCTGAAGTGACAATAAGAAGATTGGCAATGAAAACTTGACAACAAAAACTTGACAACAAAAACTATGACATTATTAATCACTTTATTATCCATTATTGGATATTGCTTTATAACAACTATATTGTTATATTTGATAGATAAATTTATAGACTATGAAGATTTCGCATTATTTGCAGCATTGTCAATAATGTGGCCAGTTGGAATACCAATTATGATTTTAATACTAATAGTTCGTTTATTCATTAAACTATTTGAGAAACTCTTTGATTAAACTTTTATCCAATTGCAGGAACATTACTACTATTAAACTGTTAAAGCAGGAGTAGTAAATACAATAAGTTTAAGGCGCAACCTTATAAAAGTTTAATCTATTAATTAATACGAGTGAACACTTGAAATAGTGTTTTGAAACTTTGAACACATTAGATTAGTAAATCTTGTATTAATTAATTTATTCTAATTAACACTTAATTCTACAACTATGAAAAAGTATCTACCTAGTATAATGGCTACAATGTTATTTATAGCATTAGCTGTTATTTCAATATTAATTCAATAAGATGAACATGCTTTACAATATAGGTTTATGGTTATCCTATTTCAAAACCATTCAAGGCCAAAACGGTTAACTCTGAAATAATAGGAGTGAGGGTTCGATTCCACATTGGCCACTATTAATAACTAAAATTAATTAATATGAACAAATTTGACCTAAAACATATAACTCTTTATGCTAAAAATTGGTATAAAAGAAGTGATAATATAATTGAAGACTTATGTAAATGTTTACAAGCAGATGGTTATATTATAAATCATAAATCTGAAGTATTCAGTATGCTATTAAATAGATTAAACTCTATTAATTATTTAACTTCAGATAAAGCTATTCAAGCTATTAATGAATCTTCTCCAGATCAATGCTGGAAATGTGGGTATTACATTAATACAAATACATGGCGAAATAACTATGAAACATACCCAATATATGATTATCAAACTTCTTTTATTTATTGGTGTTTAAGTGAAATTAGCATAATGGATAAAAATCAATGTGAAATTACTATTCCTAATAATAAAGTATTGCCTGTACCAAAAGGTAATATAAATAAAGCAAAAGAATTATTGAACTAAAATAGCAATTCTCTACTGAAAGACAGACAGTAACAAATTCAGGGAAGTATAGTATCAGCACTCACAAAGTAAAATGGACTATAGTTATAATCCTTCGCTAAGGGATGTTGTCTGGGGTAAGGTATAGATAAGAAGGATAATCATGTGGTGAATCCAATTCGTTGGACACGAAGAAACCAGTAATGGTCTTTGCTCAAGGGAGATTGTATTCCTTTAATTTATATACCACTTTAGCATTGTGGTTGGAGAATTGTTTTTAAAAACATTATCAAACCAGTAATTAAAGTTTGTAATAGTAGGGATGGTGGTATCTGTAGATGGGGATGAAATCCATAGAAATATGAGGCTACAGTATTACAAACTATTTGATAATAATAAGTGAATATTGGTAGTGCTAAACCTCATGTCTGATTGGCTTAAATAAAACTGACAGAAAACAGCTACCAATTTCACTTATTTAATATTAACAATTAAAATTATGATGATAATAATAGTAGATAAAGGCATGCCAAAAAACAAAAGTAAAAGAAGAAAATATCTTTTATTAAAATATGGTAGTGGAACTGTCGATAGTGGACATGTATTTTTTACTAAACATAATATTAACAGTTAAAATCAATTATTATGAACCACAATAAAGAAAATATCATACCCGGAGATATTGTCTGGCTTGATAAAGAATTTAGAAATACATCCAAAGTAAGAGTTGTTTCAATGACTCCTAATGGTATGTTTAGTCGGGTTCATCCTGCTGAATTGACTGATCCAACAGATGAAGACTGTTGAGATGTAATGACAAATAGACTAACAAAAAACACCTAGAAATTATGAATAAAGATTTTATTTTTGGTTTAATTACTTTTATTTTTGGACTTTTTATTATTTGGACTGTGGGTTATTTTATTACATTTAATCCCATATGGTTTTATTCGACAATAACTGGTAGAGTCCTAGCTATTATTTTTATTATTATTGATGTTAATGCTGTTGCCAATGATAGTAATTAAAGACCATCTCAATTTCAAAGAAGTAATAACTAACACTAGAGTTTTTATTTAAAAAATTGATATTAACAATTTTTTAAATACCTTTATAACATCTACGGATTATTCATGTATATTTAACAACAAATTTTAACTTAATTAATTTCGCAATTATGACTACTAATTTAAATAATACCGTAATAAAAGTTCTTAATGCCGAACATGGCAAAAAAGTCATTCAATGGTGGAAAGATCAAGGAGTTGATACATTTAATTTTGAAGGAGATTCTATTGATGGTTATTATGGACTGGTAAATAATAAATTTGATTATTATTTTTATTCACCACATGGTTCTAAAGTTATTGAACTTCCCGATATTGTTATTCCTGAAGAAAGAATGTATAGTAGAGGAGAAGTTGAAAATATTATAAAATTAGCTATAAATGAATCTAAAACTTCTTATTTTTATATAGATAAAATGGGATTAAACAAATGGATTGAAAAACATTTATAAATTGATTTAATTTATTATAATTAACAAACAATGATAGATAAAGATTCAAAATTACAAGCTAATTTCAAGGAAATTGGTGAGTACCTCAAGAATAGAGGAAACTATTCTACAGCAGGAATTAAAGTTAAAAATGCATTCAAAGATGATGAAGAATTCGTATTAATTGTTCCATCAAGAATATTTCAAGCTCCTGAATATAAATCAGCAACAAGAAGTGTTCAAATGGATAATTCATTTATTGAGATGGCATTAACCAGGCCAAAGAAACCAAGAAATGGTGCTGCTTACAGTGAGTGGAATATTTATAACAATTGGAAGAAATTATCAGATAATGATAAACTTGAATTCCAATTAAATAAATATGCTCATGATATCAATTGTGAACTTATTGGATTTGAAATCATTTAAACTTTAAAACTATGATATCAGTATTATCTCAAGCTTTTGATGTTGATACATATGATCCAGAAGAAGCTGCAAAATTTAGTGCTTATCTTGATATTCAAGAAGAAGAAGATGAGTTTTTATTACCAATAGAAAAAGATATCGAATATTTTTTACAAAACACTTAATAACATAAGAGCCAGGGTTTCTAATATTTTAACTACATAAATCGGAATAAGTCAAAGAACAATATATCTCACCTGATAAATCCTGGTTCTTTTTTAAATGGATATAGTTATATCAAATACAATTAATTAATTAAACAATTAAACAATTAAAGTTATGTTACAAACAGTTGCATTATGCTCAGTAAGTGAGTTTAGGAAAGCAGGTCATGAAGTTGACAAAAACGGTAATCAAAATGTATTCTTGTCTCCATTAAGTGGAACAATTCCAAACAAATGTATGGTATTAGCAGGCAGCGTAGCCATTAATCACAACATTGAAATTGGAAGTACTTATGTATTCAAGTTCACAGAAATCGAAGAAAGTAAGGAGTATGGTCGTCAATTTAATACTCAAGTAATTGCAAAAGCATCTGTAATGGATATCATGCAAGCATCTAAATCAAATGATGCAAAAGTTCTTAATGTTTCTGGAGCTGTTACTACTGAAACAAGTACAGAAAATGTATTTGCTAATACAGAATCTGAATTTGAAAAATCAGGTAAATAAGAAATTAGTCAATTGACTAATGAGTGAAAAATAAATAAAGTATAAACCAGCACAGTTTACAAGTTTAAATTTCACAATTAAGAGAGATAGTTAGGCTATACTATCTCTCTTTTAAAATATTTTATTATTTTTGCAGAAGAATTAGCTCAGTTGGATAGAGCAACAATTTTCTAAATTGTAGGCCAATGGTTCGAGTCCATTATTCTTTACTAGTAGTAGTTTAAGTTAGTAGTTAGTTTAGTACAATAGGCTGTCAAATAATAAGTCATAAAATTGACAGTCTATTTTTAGTATTAATTTTAAAAACAAAATATGAAAAAAATAATTACATTTTTATTGATCATGTTATCAGTGAAGTTATATGCTCCTGATATCAGTAGTCAATGGAGAATAGTATTTGAAATATCTTCATTAAATATAATATGTCATGCATATACATATAAATATGAAGTATTACAAACAATAATCAAAATAGAGAGTGGTGAAGGAGATTCTAAACTAGTTAATATTAAAGAAGATGCAGTAGGAATATTACAATTGCGTAAAATATATGTAAACGAAGTAAATAGAATCTCCAATAAGAAATTCTCTTATAAAGATAGATTTGATGAAAATAAATCTATTGAGATGTTCTTTATATTAAATGATAGATATAATCCATCATATAATATAGATACAGTGGCACATTGCCATAATGCAGGAGTATATAACATTCATAAAAGATGGAAATATACTAAGACTTATAGAAAAAGAGCTAATCAAATTTATAAAACACTAAAACTATGAATGTAGAAATTAAAACAAAAGATAATCTAATTAGGATATTAGATTGGTTATATGATAATTACGAGACTACAAGTAATGATGGTAGATATAGAGAAAGATTAACTCAATATACATCATTGATGAACAATTGCCCTAGAGATAACAATTTAGGTATATTAGAAGATTTTTCTAATTGTAAAAGTGGTAAATATAAAGAATTAAAAACAATTACAGAAGAAGAATTTATTGCTAAATATATTGATAAACAATTAACTGCTGAGGATTTAGTTGAAGGAGAAGTTTATTATGCAATTGGAGGAGATAAATCAGATAATGATTATGTATTTAAAAATTATAATAAAGGTGGTTATTATGAATATATTTGCATACAAAAAAGAACTTCCTTATATTATAAAGATGATTTAACAAAGTCATTTGACTGGGGAGGATGGAAATTAAGATTAGCAACTCCTGAAGAAAAACATTGGCTTAAAGCTTGTATAAAAGCAAATGAATTCATTGATAAAGAAACAGCATTAAAAGATTTTAATATGAATGATCAAGATAAATATTGGAGAGTAGCTTTAGTAGATGGTTGTCAAGGAATAGATGGTTCTAAAAAAGGAGACATATTTAAGTCTAAAAGCAACGGTCAATGGTCTAAACTTAATAAAAATGATTATCACTATGTATTAAGTGATAACTTACAATCTAAACCATTTACTTCATTAAAAGAAGCTCAAGCATTTTCAGATTCTATGAAAGAGTTTGTATTGCCAGAATATTATAAAATAAGAGTAACTAAAGAAAGTAAAAAAGCTTTAGGTGAATGGAGAACTGGTGGGGAACTTTCAATTAATACAAATGATGGATATTGCTGTAATGGGCCAAATACAACTATTGGATATCATTGTGCCATTGAACAAGATGGTCATAAAAAATATACAGAAATAACATTTAATCAATTTAAGGAATATGTTTTGAAAGAAGAAGTCAAAGATGATTCTAAGTTTAAAGTTGGTAGATGGTATAAAAATATTGGATCAGATAATTCATATATTGTTAGATTTAATGGCATAGATGATACTGGATGTTTTTGTACAAATACAGGATATATTGATAATGGAAAATATAGACTTGATACTTTAGAAGGAAGAATAACAAATCATTTTAGTGAAGCTATAGAATGTTCATTGGAAGAAATTCAACAATATTTACCATTTAGTCATTCTAATAAGATATCAACTAAATCTATTGAAAAATGGAGCGTTGGAAGTTATGTTGTATTTTTAGAAGATAATGTTGGATTTAATAAATACAAAAAAGGCGAATATCAAGAAATATCTGAATTTAAAAAGAATAGATTTGATAATGGAGGAATAAGATATAAAAATGGAACAGAAAATGACATTAAATGGGAAAATATAGGAAAGATTAAATGGTTTGCAACTAAACAAGAAGCTGAAGGATTTGCTACAACTTTAATAAACAAATCTAAGTATGAATATCCTAAATATGTTGAATGTATTAAAGGATATTCAAATCAATTTACTAAAGGTAAAGTTTATAAAGTTAAAAAGTTAGAAGGAAAAGATATTACTTTAGAATTAGATGATGCTGGAAGTCAAAAAAATGGATTTTCTGATTATTTAATTTATTTTAAACCATCAACAAAAGAAGCTTATGATGCTCAACTTGAAGATTTTATTATGCAAACAAGTATTGATGAACAAAATGGAATTTGTAAATTATGCACAGAGAATCATTCTGATGAATTTATTTTTCAACATGGTCATTCTTTGTGTGAAGGCTGTAGATGTGATGAAGCTGAAGAAGAATATTATGAATATAAACAGAAAGAACATTTTAATGAATCTGATTCTGATTTAATAGAGATTAATATATTCAACTTTGTTAATCAAACTCAACCAATAATTAATAAAGAATTAAATGTTCATAAAGTTGTTCCATTTCAAATGATAAACAAAAAATCTGTTAAAAAAACAATTGAATTTGCTAAAATAAATCTAATATAAACAATTAAAATTCAAAAATTATGTCAAAGTATGTAGAATTGGTCGTAAAAAACGCAAAAGAAGAAGGTGATGTTAAAAAACAAGCTGAACAATATGGTGCTATTTTAGCATCTAAAGTTGAAGCTCAAATTAAAGCCCAAGAAGCTCAAATTATTGAAAAAACTATTGAATTAAACCAAGCAGAAGAAGATGTTGTTAAAGCTCAAATTACTTTAACAAAACATGTAGATACTTATTTGGGTGGAGTTAAGAAAGCTTGGGAAGTTAGAGATATTGCAGCAGAAGATTTACAAGTTGCAAATGATAATTTGGATAAATTGAAAGAATTATTTAAGATTTTTTCATAGATTAGTGAGGTTTGGGGTTAGATGATTGGATATAGGGCATTGATTTGCCCTATATTACTATGTTGTAAAACAAATAAAATAAATTATGATTTCAAGAGATGAATCTCAACAAAAGTTTATAGACTTGTGGATTAAGAATAATTATTATGGAACATTAACTGCAATCACCTCATGGGGGAAAACCACGTGTTCTATTAAAGCAGCTATACAATGTAGAGCAGAATCTATTATAGTTATAGTCCCCACAAAAGAGCTTCAAAAGCAATGGCAGCTATCTCTTAAATCATGGAAAGTTAAGAATTATATAGTTTATGTAGTTAATACTGCTGTAAATAAAGAGATAAATTGTGATTTATTAATTATAGATGAAGCTCATTCAACAGCTTCAGCAGATTGGTTTAGTCTATCTTGGAAGAATGCTAAATTTAATAAGATTATAGCATTATCAGCAACTATGATTAGGAATGATAATAAGCATAAAGTTATACTTGAAGTTGCTCCTATATTAATGACAGTTACTTTTGAAGAAGCTTTAGAAAATAATTGGATTTCCAATTATACTATCTACAATATAGCTTTAGAATTTACAATAGAAGAAAGAGAAGTCTATAATCATATTGAATATAATCTTAATAAAATCTTTAGAGATGTTTCTGAAATTGAGAAATTAGACTTAGAGTATGTAGAAAAGAATATGTTTAATTTATCTTCAAAGTATATAAGTCAATATAAAAAGACTAAAGATAATAAGGAATTATACTTATTAGCAATATCTTACAATAGATTAATAGGTTATAGAAAGAAGCTAATATATAATGCTCAAGCTAAAAAAGACAAAACATTATGGTTCTTGAAAGATTCTAAACTTAATAAAGAACAAACTATTGTATTTTCTCAAACTCAGGAATTTGCTGATTATATCTATGAAAACTTTAAATCAGAAACAGAAGTAATCCATTCTGGGATGAAAGATAAAGATAGGGAATTAGCATTAAAAAGATTTAAAGATAAACATACTAAGAAACGTATTTTAAGCACTGTAAAAGCATTTAATGAAGGAATAGATATTCCACAGCTTAAAGTAGCTATAAATGCTTCCTATACATCAAGTAAAAGAGAGTCTATTCAAAAACTGGGTCGAATAGGAAGACTATTTGGAGATAATAATGTTATTTTTATCAATCTATACATTAAAGATTCTCAAGAAGTATATTGGTTAAGAAATAGTCAATATGGATTGTTTAAAGATAAAATCAAATGGTTAAATTAAAGAGAAATAATTATGAAACATCTCAAAAAACAATCTATCAAAATGATCAAGAAAAAACCAGTTAAAATGGTTCCTAAAATTGAGAATTTTGAAGATGAAGATAGGAAACATGAATATATGTTAAAAATGATACAATTAGGAGAGTTTAACTACTCTTATTGAAATAATTCTAAAAATAAAGTTATGTCAAAAGAATATTGTCCAGATTGTATAGAACCTCTAGTTAAAGATAGAAAGAAATTAGGTAGGTATTCTGTATGGTTAATATGTCCTAAATGTGGATATAGAAAAAGACCTAAATCATTTTTAGAGAATGCTGTAGAAAAAGAAAAATTCTTTGAATATAAAAAACAAATTAATCAAAACTTAAATAATCAATATGAAGAATAAAGTTATAATTAATAGCATAGAAACGTCCAAAAGATTCTATGCTGCTTGTGCAGTTATGCAAGGAATATTAGCAAGTTATGCTGGAATTCAAATTGAACAATTTCCACATGAATGGATTGTTGAACAATCTTATTTATTAGCAGATAAACTATTAGCTCAAGAAAATGTGGAGAATTAAAATATTTATAACTGGAATTAAAAATCTAATCTATTATTTACCTGTTATTTGGAAAGATAGAGATTGGGATTTTGCATATGTAAATGATATATTAGAAGTTAAACTTAAAAAGGTATATAAAAGATATTCTACTAAAGAATACTTTGAAAATCAAGATAAAAATACCAATAAACCATTAAGAATATGTTTAGAATTACTCAAGAGAGAACATAATAGATTTTATTGGAAGACTTCTAATTATGATAAAAGAAGCTATTCAGAAGATTCTAAATTTAAATACTGTAATGCAGATAATTGTGAATATAGAAATAAAGAATGGTTATTTGATATACTTAAAAAGTATTATGTTTATTGGTGGGATTAAAATTATATTATATGGAAATAAGAACATGGTGTTGTTGGTCAAGATTGAGTTGGATTGATTTTTATATACTTCCAACTATTGTTATAAATAACTTTGAAGGATTTGCAATAGAATTTAAGTTTTTATTGTTGGAGATTGGAATATTAATTTATAAAAGACAATTATGAAATGTTCATACAAATAGAAGAAAGACTGTAAGCATATTGATACATCTGGAATGACTATGTTAAAAGAATGCGTAGATTGTGATTGGTATGATAATGGCGTTATAGAAACAGGTAGTATGCCTATTTTAGAGTGGTTCTTAAATCTATTTAAAACATGGAAATAGCAATTAAAGATCTACAAGAATTAAAACTATCTCCATCTCTAATTTGTTTACTTAAAGCTATACATAATAAAAATAATGAATATCTGTCTGAACTTAATAAAGTATCAGATATATTTATAATGGCTAAGTTTCTTGAACGGAATATGATTTTAAAGATAATAGATGATAAGATTGATTATAATTCTTTTGAGATTAGAAAATTATCTATTATTGATTATTTAAATGATACAGAATATACAGTTGATGATGTTGTTGAAGTTATTAATTACTTCAAACAAAAAACAGGTAAGTTAAGAGTATCAAATAAATCGGTTTCTAATAGAAAATTTATATCAGCAAGATTAAAAGAATATTCTGTTCAAGACTTAAAAGATGTTATTGATTTAAAATATTCTCATTGGGTAAATGACCCTAAAATGAGACAATACCTTAGAATAGAAACGCTTATGAATGAAACTAAATTCCAAGGATATATTGGAGAACTAGAAACTAACGATATAAAAGATTTTTCAGATGATATTTAACCTAGGATTGCAAGAAATAGAATCTGGTATTAAGGGTGAGAATAATGGCTTAAATTTAGGACTAGAAAGATTACAAGAATATATACCAGGACTACAACCAGGAAATATTTATTTATGTGGTGGTAGCACGGGTTCAGGAAAGTCAATGTTTGTTATAAATAATTTCATATATACTCCTTATGAAGACTATATAAAGAATTATAAAGACTCAATGAATCTCAAAATCTTTATATATAGTGCAGAGATGAGTAAACCTGCTCTTGGAGTTAGAGCTATCGCAAGAAAACTTTATTTAGATTATGGTATTATTGCAGATACTAATTATATATTATCAAGAGGTAAAAATAGAGTTTCTAAAGAAATTTATGAAAAAACTAAAACTCTAGCTAAATATTTTGAACAAATGTCAGAATATATAGAAGTATTTAGCAATGAAAATCCTACTGGAATTAGGAATACTGTATTAAGGTATATTAATGATAATGGTACGACTTATACTAAAACAGTACAAGCTCATGATGGAGAAAAAGAAGTATTTGATTATTATAAACCACATAAAAAACAATTAGTAGTAGTTGCATCAGACCATTTAGGAATTATCAAAAGAGAAAGAGGTTTTTCTAAGAAAGAGAATATTGATAAATATATGTCTTATCAGATTGATTTAAGAGATATGTTTGGAGTTTCATTTGTAAATGTTCAACAATTAAATAGAGGAATAGGTTCAACAGATAGAATGAAACTAGATGCAGTTACGCCAACTCTTGATGATTTTAAAGAAACAAGTGATACAACTGATGCTGCTAATTATGTAGTATCAATATTTAGTCCACAAAGACATGAACTTGCTAATTTTAGAGGCTATCTTATAAATAAGAGAGATGGTGGAATTGGAGATAGATTTAGAGCTATTAGCATACTTAAAAACAGAGAAGGTGCTGCTGATAAAATATTAGGTACAATGTTTTTAGGAGAATCTGGAATTATTAAAGAATTACCTAAAGCTGATGATATGAAGCCTGAATATTATGTAGCAATAAATAAACTTACAAAAATTAATTAAAATGGAAAATAAAAATTGTATTTTATTAAAAAATAAAGAATATATTGAATTAATTAAACAAGCTAATGAAAAAAAACCAGATTATATTAATTTAAGCTATACAATAGATGAATATTGGATGGGGAAAATAAGATATAGTTCAAAAATTAATTCTAGTTTAGACTTACATCATAAACTACACTATCAAATACAAAATATTGTAGATTTACATGGAGAAGTTATTAGTAAACAAATAGAAGAAAATAATTCAAAAGTAACAGAATTAACAAAATCTGAAATTGAAGATGAAATCAAACGCAAAACATTCTTAGAATTATATAAATATTGGAAACTACTTAAAAAGAATAAATAATGTTAATAAAATTATTATTAATTAGCTTCGGAATAATTATATTTGCAATCTTTAAGATATTTCAGATTAGAATAGAGATTAATGATTGGAATATATTTATATTTTATTGGAACTTAAATAAGAAAAAACGTATGAATATAATTTTAAAATTGTGAATTATGTTAGATATTACACTTTGTTCAGGAGAGCATAAGAATAGAGGAATCTGTCCCAAAAGAGATATATGTAAGAGATTTATATTAGGAGTTAATAATAAATCTATTATTGTATCTTGGATAGAAGCTCCTTTTATAAATAAGCTAACAGGAACATCTTGTGATTTATTTTGGCATTATCAATTAGATAAAGAAAATTAATTATGGAAAAACTAGAATTTGTATATGAGTTTCTTTATAATTCAGATTGTCATGATAGTGCAGCAACTACTATAAGTATTCACAAAACAAAGAAAGGTGCTGAAATGGCTATGGAATTTCACAAGGCTGAAAAACTAAAAGAGTGGGAAAATGAATGCAAAGAATATCCTCCTGCAAAAGAATATCCATTTGATTATGATCAATGGTGGGAAGTTCATGAATGCGAGTTACTTCCTTAATATTGGTGCTAACGGCTGGCGGTATGCGGTCGTTGCCGATTTATCAAATTAGTAATAACTTAAATACGAGGACAAAACTATGAACACAGAAAAAAGTATCAATGAAGCGGAAGGCAATGCCGTATTACCGCTTGTTATAAACTGGGCGTTTTTCCCAGAAGATAAACCCAACTACGGTGATGAAATATTAATTTATCCACCACCTGAACAACTTGCAAAGAAAGAAGTGTTGATTTACGGGCGATATACTGACCTTATAGACGGTACAAAATGGGCGTTGCTTACGCCTTGTTTATAACGGCTGGCGGTATGGTTTAGTAAAGGCTGACCACTACCGACCAATCAAAGAATAAAACTTAATTCAGCCTTTATTAACTATACCGCTTGTTAGCGTTTCGTTTTGAGCGTGGGCGGTGCAAAACTTAAATAAAATGGAAGCAACACATCAAGTATTAGATTTGGTTTATACACCAGACGAAGGACAAGAATGCTTTGAAGGAACAGAGCAAGAATGTTATGATTTTATACAGCAACAAGGTGGAGCAACTTTTATGTATAAAGTAGTTCCGATTGTGCGTAAGAGTGCGTTGGCAAATGAACGCTAACGGCTCAGATAAGATACGTTGCGATTTAGAATTACAAATTTTCAAACTAAAAATAATATTGATATGAAACAGAAAACCAATAAATTAACACAATTTAAGCAATGGATTTTATCTATTGTTACCACCCGTTTATTCTATTTCGAGAAAACACAAAGCAGCGTAGATTGGTATTTATGGTATTATAAGATAAAACGTAGGACACCTGTACAGGATGAAGAAAAACGTGGTAAATACAAAGAAGTATCGTTAATAAATTACAGGCGTTCCTTTATGAAAGGATATGCTTATATAACGATAACTTTTTTCCATTACATTACAATAAACATAGACTTGCACCGCCCTCTTTAAATGGGTGGTAACGTTGAATGTAAGGTGTCGTGGCGGATTTAAGACCACAAAACTATCAAACTAAACAAAAATAAAAAGGTAAAATAAATGTTAAACCACGCACAAAACCGCCATTAACTATACATATTGTTAGGCGTATGTGCTTTAATTCAAATTGTTATGAAAACAGAAAGAGAAATAAAGATTGAAATTAAAGACCAAGAGTTATTGGCTGAAAAACTTAACAAAGAACTATGTAACATGAGCCAAATGGCAAGTATTGAATATGGAGACAAAGTTCAAAATAGAATGAATATTGCCAACGGTAAAGTAGAAGCTTTAAAGTGGATGCTTTCTTAGCATTACGCCTAACGGATACGTGTATAGCACATTGCTTACACAAAACTTTAATAGAATTACAAACTTTAAAATATATTAAAAATGGAAAATGCGAAGAACGAAAAGCAATGTGCTATACACGATGTTATACGCTGTACTTTCAATGATTCTATCAACGAAAGAAAAGTAATATTCCATAGTGATGCACCACAAGCAACGATTGATGCACTGGAATTTAATGGTGAATGGTATGTAGTTAAAGAAATATTACTTGACTGGGGTTATAAGGTAATTGAACATCCGATTGTCAATTAGTATAGCGTATAACGTTAAAAATATGAAATGTACGGGATTAAAAGCGGTATCCTATCCCGATACACAACACTTGATTAAAGGTAATACCGTTCAAACACGCACAATACCCGTATATTTTATATTTAGTGTTATGGGCTGGCGTTTATAATAGGAGGGCTTAATATGCCAAAAGATGAATGGGGAAACATTGTTTCCGAAGCCGAATATTACGGCAGAGATACTGATTTTTACACATCAAAAGATGAGTGGGGGAATATCGTTGATAGGAACTCGGATGGGGTGGAAAGAAGTATAGATGAAAACGGTGATGTAAAATACACAGATACCAAGTAATTTAAACAGGTGAGCGTGGGATTTCTTACACTTGCCCATGACGTGCCGCAGCTAAACGCTGTTGGCGATTTGAAACGCAATTTATCAACATGAAAATAAAGTAACAATGGAACACGAAAATTTGAATACAGAAGAAACCGCCAATAGCGATTTAGGTGCTGTTATGGGCAGTTATAATGATGGAATTTTATTTGGAATACGCAACTGCAATGCTGAATTTCAGGTAATACTCCAAGAAATATACACTGAATTTAACAACCTGAAAAGAATCAACAAGGGGGATATTGTTAAAATTTTAATGAAGCATAGCAGTAAAGAACTTGGCGAAGATGTCAATCCATTTTTGGAAGAAGCGTCTGAATAATTGCGCATAACGGCTGAGTATATGGTGCGTTGCATCACAAATATTAATTAAAATACAAAAGATTATGATTTACGAAGATGATAAATTGAAACAAGACAGCAATGCACTATATACTTTGTTAGAGTGCGTTGATAAAGAAATTAACTTTAACGCATTGTTAGATAAATATGGACCAGAAGGTTTATATATGATTGCTGATAAGTTAAAAGAACTTGCTGATGAGGATATGAGAAATGCGTTAGACCAATGCAATAATGCCCTATAACGTTGAGTATAAGAAACGTAGCGTTTTGAAATACTGAACAACAATAACTTACAAATGTAAAATTGAAATAGAAACTTAATATTAACCACAGGCTCAGCTATGTTTTTTATACATTGTTACCGCCCGTTAATTTTGATATCATGATACCAACAGTAAAAGAGACTAAAGATATGTACGAAAATACAGGTGTGTACGAACGCTGCTACTTTTGCAAGCAACCTACCAATACTTGGCATTGGAGAACAAACCAACCAGTATGCACCGACTGTGCAAAAACGCACAAAGAAGAACTCAAAAGATGTGCCGATTCAAACGCATGGGTTGAAACGTTGCTCGGTTCTTTAGCTTGCGTATAACGATTACAGATAAACACAGTTGCGAATTTAATAAACAAAATTATGATAACAGAAGACGATTATAAAAAAGCACAAACCACAATAGATGAATACAACAAGCAATTGTTTTTATCTGGTGTTAGCGATATGTTGCTACAAAAAGAAGCAATAGATTTCGTTATGTGGTGTAAAAATAATAGTGAATTTGTGTATCAGTACGAATGTAATAGACATTACAACGAAATATTGTACGCAAAGTTTAAAAGCAATTAACGCTAACGTTATTATAAGAATAGTAGCAGCTTTGAAACTGACACTTTGAAATAATTACAAACTTAAATACAGCGGTAGCAGCTAACAAGTACCACATAACCTGCTATTATTTTTTATAAATTGTTATGTGGCGTTATTAATTATGAACAATAAATATAAAATTACAGTAGAAGCACCATTATTACGTGCAGGAATTAGGTTAGAAACAACTTGTAGTGAAAAGTATGTGCCAAAGGTTATGGAAAAGATTATGGAAATGGTGCGTGAAATAAATACACCGAAGCCTAATGCCACATAACTATTGTATAAACATCATTAATGTGTAATAAATAACATTATTACTATGATTTACAACGACATAATTAGAAATGATGGGAACTTATAAAGATAGAGTTGTTGCAAATGATGTAATTAATGGAGTAACAATTGATACTGCATTAGTAACAGATTCCGATCAACCATATGAAACAGGAATATGTAGTAAAGAATATAATAATGGGAATTGGATTATAGTGGAATTATATGACACTAAAGAATTATCAATAATTGGTCATAATAAATAGGTAGATACATTTAAAAAAGAATTCCCAGAAAAATTGCAAGATGTTGGATCTTCAGATGTACATAAATTTGTAAAATTATTTAAGAAAGAGGATGATTCTGATATATATGTAAAACATGAATAGACAAGAGTTTGTAAAAAAATTAAAAGATAATACTTGGTTTGATAATCCAGAAGAATTAGCCAAACATAGATTACCAGTTATTCAATACTATTTAGATTCAATAATAGATTTGAATATTAATGGAATTAGTTTACGTGGATTAAGGGTTATTTATGAAGAAAAAGATTTTGCATTGTTAAATCAGGCATTTGAAAGTTTACGTAAAAAGTATGGATATGACAAATAAGCAAAAATTAGCTCAAAACAGAAATTATTTTAAATATATTCTTTCTGGAATACAAAAACCAATTAATTTTGATGCATTAACAGAATTTGAAACAGAAGAATGGGCTACTATCTTAAATATAAAAGATGAATTATTAGATAAATTTGATAATAATTCAAAAATATTAGGATTAAATGTTCCAGAACATAGATGCTATTTTTCACCATGTAGAAATAAAGTTAAATATAGTGGAGAATTATATGGAGAAAAAGTTTGGTTTTGTAAAAAACATTTTAACGAATATTTAGAAGCATATGACAAATGATTGGGATGATTATGACTTATGGGTTGAACAACAGTTCAAATTAATAGAAGAAAGTATATATAATTTTAATTTAATAATAGAAGAGTGAACTACCCACCCACGCCAAAGGCGATGGGTTTGGCTTCAAGAGTCATTACTCCTACTAATGTAGGCAGTTCGTCTTGACTTTTAAGTCTGTGTTCCCCAGACAAAATATTTTTTAAAGCAAATGATTTTATGTTACAAGCAGCATTAACATCTCGGTCTAAAACAGTAGAACAACTGCCACAAGTCCATTCACGGTCTTTTAGTTGTAGTTCATTGTTGATAGCCCCACAGTTTGAACAAGTTTTTGAAGATGGTGCAAATTGTCCTATTCGTAGGATATTTTTACCATACCAACCAGCTTTATATTCCAACATAGAAACAAAAGTTGACCAACTTACATCATTAATTGCTTGTGCTAAATTGTGGTTTTTAACCATATTTTTAACCGCTAAAGTTTCAAGGGCTATCGTTTGGTTCTCACGAATTAATTTAGTTGAAACTTTGTGTAAAAAATCTTTGCGTTTGTTTACTACATCTTCATGTAATTTGGCAAGTTTCTTTTTAGTTCGCTTGCCTTTGTGTTTTGAGTATTTACGTTGTACATATTTTAATTTACTTTGTGCTTTACGAAGAAATTTAGGATTATCAAATACCTCTCCATCTGAGGTAATGGCAAAGTCTTTTATTCCAAGGTCAATACCTATTGTGGTGTTTTCATTAATAGAAACCTTAATTGGCATATCTTCTTTAGTATCACAAAGTATTGACACGAAGTATTTACCTGTAGGTGTTACACTGATAGTTCCACTTTTTACAATACCTTGTGTAGGTTTATGTAAAAATATTTTAATACCCTCTTTAAACTTTGGTATTATCAAAAGATTATTTTCAACTATTACATTTTGTGGTATTGAAAAAGATTGTCTATCTCTTTTAGACTTAAATTTTGGAAAACCAGCTCCTTTAAAGAATTTCTTAAAAGCAATATCCATATTTTGTATAGATTGTTGTAAGCTTTGTGAGTTTACTTCTTTTAGCCAAGGACATTCTTTTTTAAGTTCTGGTAATTGTTTAATTAAATCGAAAGGGCTGTAGTTATGTTTGTTACCAATATATGCAGCGTTTTTAGTTTCCAACGCAAGATTAAACACAAAACGACTACTACCAATATGTTTGGCAATAAGCTCTTTTTGTGGCTCGGTTGGGTAAATTCTGTATTTGAACGATTTAAACATAGTTTATATATTACAAAAATTATGCCAATTTATACAAAACAAACAAAATGTCAAAATGTGAGTGTAAAGGAGTCGCTTACATCCAACCCACACTTCGTAATGAGTTGGTTTTACGCTCCGTCATATAAATTTTAAATAAAAATATGGAATTAGTAACAGAAGAAAGAAAGCAAAAGTTTGTTAATCCAAGAGTGCATATGATATATTCTGTACCCAAGGCGGGAAAGACAAATATTGTTGCTCAATTAAAAAATCATCTTATATTAGAATTAGAACCAGGTGGTGCTGATTATATTGAAGGTAGAGTTCAAGAAATATATAAAGCTTCAGAATTTAATGAAGTATTGAATTTAATTAAGAATTCTGAAACAAAAGTATGTGAATTCTTAATTATAGATACTGTAACAAAACTTGATGAATGGTCAGAAATTGTTGGTACATATAATTATATGAATAAACCTCAAGGTAAGAAGTTTAATAGAGTTGGGGAAGTTGAAACTGGTGCTGTTATATATCATACAGATCCAAAATTTGAAACAGTTCATGATTTAGGTCAAGGATATGGATATAAACACTCAAGAGAAGCAATGACTACTTGGTACGATAAATTACTTGAATTGATATCATTAGATAAAGTAACTTATGTTATATTATTAGCTCATGTTAAGGATAAATTAGTAGAATCAAGAAATGGAGATTCAGTAGAATCAATTGACATTAATTTAACTGGTAAAGTTAAATCTATTTATTCCTCAAGAGTTGATGCAGTTGGACATTTTTATAGAGAGGATGGTAAGGGTTATTTAAGTTATAACAATGAATACAAAGTCGTATGTGGCGGAAGATGCCCCCATTTAGATGGAAGTATTTTAATATCTGAAAAGATGGAAGACAAATCTATTAAAACTTATTGGGATAAAATATATTTAAAATAAATAATAATATGAATAGATATGTAAAAGTTCCTTTAAAAAGGATAATGGATTTATTAAGCAGTGAAACTACATTAATGGAACTAGAAGCTGCTGGAGTTGACAATTGGCCAGGAATGGAAGAATGTGGAGAATTATATCCAGAAATAAGTGATGTAGATATTGAGAATGAATTTGTAATTTTTGAAGAATAATAATTAAAAAAATAAAGTATGGAATTAAATTTCAGTTTTAAGAAACAAAAAGAAGAAAAAGTAGACAAATATCCAGATTTACCAGTATTAACATATATTGGTAGTTCTGATGGTAAAACTAAAAAATGGCAAATTAATCAAAAAGCTGCTGAATTATTAAATTATAGTAATTCTCAAATAACTGGTAAAATGATTAGTTATGGTCCATTAAATGAATTATTATTTATTGCTAATACAACTGGTGTAGAAACTCAGAATGATGCAAAAATTAACTTAGATAATAGTTTCTCAAATTCTAAATTCGCAGACAGAATAATTAAGGAATATGGAGTTGAATTATACAATGGTAGGGAATTCTTATTAAAAGTACCAGATGTTAAAGCAGACTATGCGTATTTGATTATTCTTAATGATTCATACCCAGGAAGCTTAACAAGAGATGATTTTGCAGAATTTCCTGATAATGCGTTCACTAAAGAAGATGAAGTAGATGAACCAAAAGTTTATGTAGAATATGGCGAATTATAATTAGAAACAATTAAAAACAAATATATATGTTTAGTACAAAAGAAGCAAAAGTAGATTCAGGGTTTAAAACTCCACAATTCATTAACATTGGCCCTAATGAGTTAAAGGTTACAGGATTTGAAATAACACAATCAAATAACGGAGAAAAGTTTAAAGTGCAAGCCAATCTTGAAACTAAACCATTAGGTGGAGATTTTGAAGGGTTTGAAGGAGCAGTGGGGCAAATTGGAAGAGTAGATTTAGGTATCTATATTACAGGTAAGCAAGATGATAAAGCTACAAATGATTTTATAGATATTATTGCAACTATTGCTACAGCAATGGGTGTAAAAGAGCAAGTAGATGCTATTAAAGCAGATAGTATTGAAGATTTTCTTAATCAAGTAAAAAGAGTATTTAATAACAAATATACTTGGTTTTTGATTGGAGCAGTAGAATATATGGGTAAGGATAAGGATGGAAGTCCTAAAGTTAAAATGTTGATTAATTTACCCAGATATGGTTATGTAGCAGCAACAGAAGCAGAATTACAAGCAAGACAGAAGGATAATACATGGCCTGATAAAACTAATAAGTATTTTTATAAAGCATTAGTTAAGATGGATGAAGATCCCCAACAATCAACTGATACTCAATCTATTAAGGACGATCTTCCATTTTAAATGAAGAAAATTGATGAATGGGTAAAAACATGTTTACATAAGAAAAAACTAAAAGAATCATGGGCAGATAATATCATAAAAAGAGCTTTAAAAGATAATAAAGTTCTTTATAAATATTATTGTCCACATTGTTTTGGTTGGCATTTAACTAGTAAAAACAATAAATAATATGAACGTCCTAATTAGAAAATTAGAAGAAGCAGAAAATCCACTTCATCCAAACAATATAGAAGTTGGATTTGAAAAAATTGGAAAATTTGTAGAAAATCCAGAAATTGGCAAGGGATTTTTTGTAGGATATAATTGGGTAACGTCAAGAGTTACTGAAATAATATCTGAAAACAAATTCAGAACATTAAATTCTATATATGAATGGAAGTTAATTAGTTAATTGAATGTTTAAAACAAATGGACTATTAACAATAGAAAATATTCTTGAAAGAGTTAGTCCATTAGATATATATAAGAAATATTCAAAGTATTTTCAAAAGATAGGAAAACATTTTAAAGCTGAATTTAGAAATGATCCAAATCCAAGTGCTGTTATCTCATATTTTAATGGCACTTATTTATATAAAGACTTTGGTGAAGATGGGGCTTTAAATTGTTTCCAATTTGTTAGTAGAAAATATGGATTAACTTTTAAAGAAGTATTAGAAAAAATAAATATTGATTTTAATCTGTATTTAAGAGGTTCAGGAAGTAATAATTATACTAAGTATTCAGAACAACAAATTCATACAGTTGAATATGAGGATTACAAAACAATATTAACAATTAAAAAGAGAGAACTTCTTCAGCATGATTTAGAATGGTGGGGTAGTCAGTCATGGGCTGAAAATATGCTTATTAAAGCTAATATAAATCCAATTTCTTATTTCAGATTAACTTCTGAAAAAAAGAATATATATGAAAAATTATATGTATGTGATGATTATTCATATAGTATGGATTATTATTGGCATAATGGAATATTCAGAAGGAAGTTGTATTTTCCACAAAAACCATCTTATAGAAAGTGGTTGTCAAATGTTGATAATACAATCGTACAGGGATGGGATTTATTGCCAAAAAGTGGAGATATATGCTTTATAACAAGTAGTTTTAAAGATACAGGGCCATTTTGGAGAATATATAATAAACCAATAGCAATAGCTCCAAATAATGAAGGATCTTGGATACCAGACAAAGTATTCTATAAACTTAAAAAAAGATATCCAAATCTTGTAATTTATTTTGATAATGATGAAGCTGGAATAAAATATGCAAAGAAGTTTTCTCAAATTTATCAAATACCATACATACATAATCCATTACGTGCACCAAAAGACCCCACAGACATGTGGTATAAAGATGGTGGACGTGAGTTTAATTTTTATTTACAAAATCAGTTAACAGATTTAAAAATCAAATTATGACAACAAAAAGAACAATTAAATTAAAGTTATTAACTCAAACTGAGTTAGTGAAAGTAGAAACATCAGCTCGTACATTAGGTGAGTTAAAAGAAGAAATTACTGAATTAGGTATTGATTGGAGTTCATCAAAGCTAATTGACAGAGCTTCTAAAGCTTCATTTGAAGTAGACCAAGCAGTATTACCAGAAATTGATTCAGTAATGTTTGTAATGCCAACTAAATCAAAAGCAGGAGCATTAGGTTATTGGGAAGCAAGAGATGCAGTTAAAGAATATAAAGATAATGGTGGTGATGTTCCATTTAATTATACTCATAAAACTACTCAAGAACTGAATGAATTTCTTGATACGATTGAAAAAAACAATAATCAAGCAGAAGAAGTAGATGAAATTCATTTATATCCAGGAACTTATATTTTAAAGGTTATGAGTAATGAAACTGAACCAAAAGCCACTAATAAAGTAAAATTATTGGATGAAACGACTGAAGACGACATAGATTTTGAAGCACAACAATTATTAAATTTGTTTTAACCAAATAGAGGGGAGAAATCCCCTCTTTTAAAAAATATTAATGTATGGTACTTCCAGAAGAAATATTAAGACTTTCTGATAAAGAATTAGATAAATTACCAAATAATGTTTATCAAAGTAAATATGTAATGTATAACAAACAATATATTTTCAAGAAAGAAGGAAGAGTAGCAAATAAAATGTATTATTCGGATGTAAATAATAAAGTGTCACCTATTGCATTTTCAATTAAAGATTTAAGTAGTCAAGTTAAACCATTAACTAAAAAAGAAGTTCATGATATAAAATTAAATAATATCATAGATTCTGTAGACAAAATGTCTGATGAAAAACTTAGAACATTTTATTTGAATAAAGCAATAGAAGTATTTGGTGAAGAATATGTAGATTTACAAAATGATAATAGCTACAAAGATGGTTATAGATATAGTATAATTATATGGATTCCTTCTGTAATAATTTCAAATTCATTTGAACAATCTCTTGAGATGAAAGATTTATATATGAAATTAACATTTAGTAATAAAAGATTACATTATTTACAGTTTGCAAGAACTACAGTGTCGGAAAGAGAATTAAGAAATAGTTATATATTTTCACATCTATCTCACTCACACATTGGAACATATGATAATGATTTATGTATGGGAGATACTCAAATAAAAAATGTATTTGATAGAACTAGAAATTCAACAAAACATTGTTTTTTAAATATTGTTCCATTCTATTACTTATTAAAAGAATATATTTCTTGGGAAAGTATTGAGGGAGTTCCATATAGAAAGATTGATAATGTACTATGTGATGAAAATAGATTTAAAGAAGCAGACATTGAATATTTTTATGATGCAAATACAGTTTATTTATTATTGTTATCGCATATCAATGATTTTAGTTTTATTTATAATATAAATGATATTGATTATTATGATATTAAATTATCAGATGATTCTAAAGATCATATTCGTAAAGTTTTAAATGAGATTGTTCCTGAACATTATTTATATTCTTATAGGAATGGAATTTCAGTAACTGAAAATTTTGAACAGAATTATTTTTATAAAAGATATAATGATACAGGTTCTGAAGTAATGTTTAAGGAAGAAAATATCAAAAACATAGTAATTCCAGATGATGATTTAGAAAATAATTTAGAAAAATCAATACATGTTGATATATTAAATGAAGTTATTAGTAAGATAGAAGAAGAATTTTCACAATATATAATTAATAAAAAACTAAAACAACGTGGATAAAAAAACTCAAGAATTAGGAACAATAGGTAAAATAGTATTAGATGAAGAAATTATTAATGTAATAGATAATCTTCATTCTGCTATTGGTAGTACAGAATGGTCTGGAATATTATTTTACAAATTAACAAAAGGTAACTTGTTTCAAATGAAAGATTTGGAATTTACAGTTGATTTTATATTTCCAATGAATATTGGTAGTCATACATATACTGAATTCGAATATTCTGGTAAAGTAATGGATGCTTATGATATTAATGAAAATTTAATTAATAGTAATAGTGGTATGGTGCATACGCATCATAATATGCAAGCGTTTTTTAGTAACACCGATTCTGATGAATTATTATCAAATGCTACAAACTTTAATTATTATTTATCATTGATTGTTAGTTTTGATAGAAAATATAAATGTAAAGTTGCATTTCCATCTAAAACTAAAGTATTGTATAATTCATCCATTAAATGTACGGATGGTAAATTAATTAATATTAAATCATCTACAGAAGAAGATATTATTCTTATTGGAGATTTAGATATTGATATGCCTACAAAATTCAATAGTATTAATTGGTTGAATAAAAGAATTGATGAACTTAAAAAAGAAAAAACAGCAATTAAACCAGTACAAACATTTGGTCAGCAATCTTGGCAAAAACAATATAATTTCAAAGAAGATTGGAATGATGATTATAATGCAGGATGGCTAAATCAAGGTGGGAATAGTGATTTACAAACATTAACAAAGACTTATAAGAAAACAGGAACTGTTGATAATTTTCTTAAAAAGTTAATTTCATTAAATTCTGGTAAATATTATTCAAGTATTGGAGATGCAATGGAGAAAATTAATAATGAATTATCAAAAGATGAAGAAATTGCTTATGATGAATACGAAGTTGCTATGGAAACTAATTTAGAAATTATTCATGATTTTGAATTTGGATCAGATTCTAATTTACGTAAAAATTGCCTTGAAGCATGTTCTAAAATGGAAGATTTAAGAGATAAATTTGAAACTAATCCAATATTTGATATAACTATTAATAATTTACTTTATGGAATACAATGATAGATTTAAAGATGCTCCTTGGTATGAAAAAAGTTCAAATGAGCATATAATATTAGTTGGAACTGGTGGAATTGGATCAAATGCATTATTTGCATTAACCAAAACAGTTCCAGCAACTTATTGGATATATGATCCAGATAAAGTTGAAGCTATAAATATTGGAACTCAAAATTTCAAAAAAAATCAAATTGGTAAATATAAAGTTAGTTCTATTTTACAAAATTGTCAAGAACAATCTAATTGTTCAATAAGGCAATTCAATTCAAAATATAATAATGAGTATTTTCCAATTATGATTACTGGATTGGATAATATGGCTACCAGAAAACAAGTATTTGAAAAATGGAGTAAACAGGATAATAGAGAATTGCTGATTGACGGGAGATTAAGAGCGAACCTATATGAAGTATATGTAGTTACTAAAGGTAGGGAAGAACAATATGAGGCTACATTATTTGATGATTCAGAAGTAGATGATGGACCATGTACATTTAAACAAACTGCTTATTTTGGAATGCTAATAGGAGCTAGAATTACTCATGTATTGGTTAATTATTTAATTAATAAATATGCAAATGAAGAAATATGTAATCTTCCATTTAAAATAAGCGAATTTGGAGAACCATTTTTAATTGAAGTATTATGATTATACAAAAGACAAAAGAATATATTCCATATTGTTTTAATCAAAGGGGATTTAAAACCAGAAAATATTTTCAGATTAATTCTAATACTAAACGTAGATATGTTCATGATTTAAAAGATAAATTCAACTTTGAAGAAATATTATCTGTAGATGGAAGCCTTATTACAAACAATTCAACAGCAGAGTATTATGTTGGTAATGGGATCATACGTAATAGCCTTGATGCAATGGGACTAATTGTTTGTTATAATAGAAATAATCTAGAACTTCCAATGGCTTTAATTGATAAATCAAACTTATCTAGTGGTGATTATAGAAGAATCATTACTGCAATTAACAAATTTGGATGGAGCAGTAGAAAGCAGGTTATTAATATGAGAAATCTTAATGATATATTTGGAGTTGATTTATTAAAGTCTACTATGGAAGATTATGACAAAGAAAAACAATTAAATCTTAGTAAAGAATTTATAGAATATGCAAGACCAACAGAAGAAGTTAGTATTAGTTGATGCAGATGGACTAGTTTATCATAGTAGTAAAAATACATTAGAGGAAAGTATAAATATTCTGGATGAAAAAATCCAGAATATTTTTATTAAAACAGAAGCAACTCATTATGTATTTTTTATTAGTAAAGATAAATATTTTCGTCACAACATTGATCCATTATATAAGTCAAATCGAAGTAAGTATCCAACTCAATTAAAATGGATTAAAACACTTAAATCTTATTTAATAGAGAATTGGAATGCTCAATGGATGGATTTAATGGAATCCGATGATTTGATAGCATATTGGATAAATAATGATTTGAAAGAAAATATCTTAGATGATGATATAACATATTTTGATAAAATATTAGTTTCTCCAGATAAAGATTTATTACAAAGTATTCCAGGCAAAAATTTTAATTATACCTATAAGCTAAAAGATGATATTAAAGCATTAGTTAAAGAAGATGTAATGTATCAGATTCAAGAGGAAGATGTAATTAAAGGTTGGTGGATTGAAACTTCAATAGAAGATTCTTTAAAATGGCAAAGTTTTCAATTAATATCTGGAGATGCTGGAGATAATGTTATAACTCCATTCCCTGAGAATTGTGGAATATTCAATAATAAATTAGATTCACATGAAATACTACATGGATATATATGGGGAATGTACTATGAAACACCAAGTGGACAAAAGAAAACAATTGATGGACTTGGTAGATCAAAAGGAGTTTATGAATTTCAAAAGAATTATCGACTTTTACATTTATTAGATTGCAATGATGATTTCATGCGAGAAATTGGCCGATTACCAGAATTTCCAATAATAACAGAAATACAAAAACTGAATGAAGAAATAAAAATAGACTTTTAATGGATAAAAAGCAAGCGTTAGAGAACTATGGAGTGAGTTTTACTCCAATAAATATTTGTGAGATGATGATTACATTTCCAAATAGCAATTATATAATTAACAAAGACAATAGAATCATAAGTTCAATAGAATTTAATGATTCTATTCTTCAGCTTGGAGATATGTATAATTGTTCTGTAAATAACTTTGATATCCAGTATAAAACTAATCATATAATAGAAAGCAAAAAAGATTTAAAAACATTTTATGTTTTAGAATCTATTTATAATAAAACTTCACTATTTATAATTCCACTTATATTCAAAAATAAAACGCTTGCTTCCTATATTGAATATAATAGTGGAAATATTGGATATTTAATGAATGGATATTTAGATTGTAATTTTATAGAACATAAAGCAGAAAATTCTATATTTATATTGTTGAAATTTTCCAAGTCTTCAAGATTTAAAGCTCAAGAGGAATATTTAATCAAACATGAATGTTTTGTAAGAACAATAGATATCAATAATAGATATGTACTATATGAATTTATAATTCCAGATAACTTCATAGAAGATTATAAATTATTGTTAGATGGTAAATATTCATTAATTAGTAAACAAGCTAAAGAAAGAATAATTACATTCCATTATAATTCTCAAGAAGGTGGTTTAATAAAGAAGATTCTCATTAGAGAAGAATCATTAATTAAGCATTATGAGAAAGAATTAGATGTTAATATGAATTATCCAGATAGAATAGAATTATATAGTAAGTTTGATGAAAATGATATTTTAATACAAGATATATTATGACACAAGAAGAAATATTAGAAGGAAATAAGCTAATTGCTGAATTTATGGGGGGACAATCTAAGGAAAAATGTTCTCCTTGGATTCGAGGGTATATATCTGAAGAAGAAATTAATTTTCAAGAAGAAGATTATCCAGAAAATCCCCATGATGGAAGTTGTTGGAAATTCAGTGAACTAAAATATCATTCATCTTGGGATTGGTTAATACCTTGTATTAATAAAATATATCAAAGTAATGAATATTATAAATGGAAAGATGCTTCTGGACAATTTGAAAATGAAGTTTTTATAAATACAAAATTTATAGAAGTAACTTGGAGCGCAGTAGTTGAATTTATTAAATGGTACAACAAACATAAAAATGATTAGTGTATTAAGTTATTTAATGGATCTTATGGAAGAAAATAAAGAACCAACAGAAGATGGTAACAGTATATGTTGTCTAAATCAAGACAATCATATAACTAGTAATAGGTATGATACTCATCCCAATGGAGATGATTATACTGTTACTATATGTAAAGAGTGTGGTAAAATGATAACGTGTAAATTACTTACAGAAAATGATAAATAAACTAGAATTAGAGTTTAATGGTACTGGAGAAGTTTCTGAGTTTAAGTTTATACAAATAAAATCTAATGAATATTCAAAAATTTATAAAGTATTTAATGAATTTGGTGATTCATGGTATGAAGT